CCAGTAAAAAAGCGTCAAAAGGTAATACTGATGCTCTAAAGAATTTTTTTAATTAATAAGGGGGAAAATAATTAATGACAATGGATTTTAAGCAAACTGAACGACATTATGAAGGATTTGAAGAATCTATCTTAATGTACCGTGAAAACATGGTTGGCAAACCTGTTAAAGTAAGTCAGTCCACTATCGCGGGGTTAACAGCAGATGAATTTGGTAGATATGTAATACCGAAAGGGACGTTTTTATATGGACAGAATATGTCGTTACTTGAAAATTCCAACCAGGTGGCAAATCAAGTTGTACAAACTGGTGTTAATGGCACAATTACTATCGCCAATACGGTAGTAATAACTGATAAAAAGGCAACAGATAGAGCAATTACGATTAACTTATACAAACCAATCGAAGCTTCATATGACACAGAAATCAGTGTCAGTGGATTAACAATTAATGTTGTTTTGGCATATGATGGAACAGATATTTTAACGACTCGTGGTAGATTAGTGAGTGTTATAAACAATGATGAGGATGCAAATAATTTAGTTGTTGCAACACTTTCTGATGAAACTACAGCAGATACAGTTTTAGTTGTAAGTTCTGCCGCAGTAGTTGGTTCCGCATCTATGGCAACAGCACTTGGTTCAACAGGTACAGTAACTGCTGCAGGTACATATACAGGTACTACAAACCAAGATTACTTTGTTAAAGTTACAACTGCACCAACGGCCGCAGGTAATTTAAATGGATTAGTTGTTGGTGTATCAGCAACTCAGGGCGGTACATATACAACAGCGTTAACAGTATCTACTTCCCAAACAACTCAGACAATAACTTTACCATCAGGGGCAACGGTTACATTTGCAGTAACAACAGGTCAAGTATTTACTATAAATGAAATATATACATTCAGAGCATATGCAAGTGGTACAGTACGAGTTGCAACTACAGGTGGTTCCGCTAGTTCTGAAACAGCCAGTGTTGATGGTATTTTATTACATGATGTTAATGTTACATATGGTGATGAAGCAGGGGTATTGGTTATTGCAGGGTTCATAAATCTTGATAAAATTCCAGTTGAACCGGATGTTAATATTAGAGCTAAATTACCTGCAATTACATTTTTGAGAAACGAATAAGGGGGAATTAAATAGTGTTAAATTTAGATCAATTAATAACACCAGAAAGAATTGTAGGGTATTGGAATGATACCAATGCGGATCAGTCCAGATATCTTGGTGCGGCATTGTTTCCACCTGATAAACAAATTGGGTTAGAAATTAATATGATTACTGGTAGAGCGGGTTTACCAGTTATGCTAAAAGCAAGTCAGTTTGATGCATTACCTGCCTACAGAGAACGCATCAGCCTAAAAACAAGCAAAACAAAAATGCCGTTCTTCCGTGAACGTATGAAAATTGATGAAGAATTACGCCAGAAATTGATGATGTTTGCAGCGGCAGGCAATGCAGATTTACTTAAACCTTATATTGCACATATCATGGATGATACGGCAAATCTTATTAAGGGCGCGGACGTTGTAAAAGAACGTATGGTAATGCAACTTTTGGCTTCGGGTAGAATTGATATAGAATCTTCGGGTGTTCCACTTAGTTTCGATTATGCTTTAGAAAAACCACAAAAAGTTACGGCAAAAATTCCTTGGGCAGAGGCAGATTCTAAACCATTACAGGACGTAGATGGCTGGCTTAAGAAATTTGAAGTTAGATATGGTGTAAGACTTACTCGTGCTGTTATGTCTCTTGGGACATTTGCAATACTAAAATCTAATTTGTCGATTGCCCGTAATTTATATCCAGATGCAACAACAACAGAAGGATTACTTATTTCTGATTCTGATATAAAACAAATATTCCAATTAAAACTTGGGGTAGCTGTACAAGAATACCGTGAATTATATGCGCTAGAACCTGGTGGCGTGGGGCATAAATTTTATCCAGATGGCGTTGTAACATTTATTGTTTCTGGAACATTAGGTAATTGCATTTACGGTACTACACCAGAAGAAATGGATCTTATGACACACCAGACTAATGCAAACGTATCAATTGTTAATACTGGTGTAGCAGTAGTTACAGAAGTAATCAGTTTACCAGTTAACGTTGAAACAAGAGTATCACAGATTGTATTACCATCTTTCAATGTTGGTGGTGGTAACATCCTGATTGCAACTATACAGTAAAGTAGTTAGCTATGGAATATACTGTAGCGGTTGATACAACAGGACTAAAGTCAGATATAACTCTTATGAAAAGTCAGCTAGATACATATATAAAAAAGTGCCTAGTTGCCTCTTGTAAGTTAATTAAATCAGAAGCAAAGAAAAATCATTTCTTTAAGAGTCGTACTGGAACGCTTGAAAGAGCAATAAAGTATAAAGTAATAAGTCAGTTACAAACTGGTATTATTAGAATAGATAAGAAAGAAGCACCTTATGGTATATATGTTCATGAGGGAACTGGTATATATGGTCCGAAAGGTGCAAGGTATTCAATTGAACCAAGAAACGCAAAATGGTTAGCATTCTTTTGGGAAAGACAGGGAAGTTTTGTTTTTTCTAAAAAGGTTATGCATCCAGGAAGTGACGATGATCAATTCTTATATAATGCGCTAGAGGACAACATTAAAAACATTGATGATATATTTAAAGAGGGACTACATGAATTAATTAGGGGGGAAAGCAAATGAGGATATATTTTGATGTGTCAACCCTAGATGATAGTTTATTATCAAAATGGGTTACACAAAAAATAATTGAAGAAAGTAGTGAGTATGTTGAGTCATTTGCTGAAAGCCTTGGAGTACCCGCTAATCAAATTGTAGAACCGACACCATACAAGGTATCAAGGCAAGCAGAATTATTTGCTTATATGACAGCCGCTATGAAAAAGACAATGTTTAGTACGGGTAAAGATAATTCTGAGGATGCATTTGCGTTAAAGTACAAGATGTATCAGACACAATTAGATCAGTTTGAACAGTCTCTTACCGCAACTACATATACAACAGGAATTGCATCGCCAAAAAGACAGTTTCCAATGACTGTAAGAATGTATAGGAGATGATTTATTGAATAGAGTTCCTATACTAATGTGGCTTCCGTTATCTCAGCATTTATTAAATTATATCACAACATATACTGACAAACAAGGTAAACATGTATTTGAAGAAATATCAGATTACAGTTTATTTACAGCGAGGATTGGAAGTTTGGGAGATGCAAGAACATACCCATGTATGGAAATATTATTTGATAATGAAACAAAGGATGATCCACAGAAAGAAAATGAAGGTATAACATCACTTTGGCTAGATTTTTATACAAATACAGGTAGTGATTCACCAGAAGATAATTACATACAAGCATATCAAATGGTAAATGATTTAGCAAAGTTAACGTTGGTATGGCCTAGGAAATTAGTAATAGATGAGAAAATAGCCTCAAGTGTTGCCATTACCGGGGTATTATCTGACGGGGATACTGCAAGACCAGTATTTCAAATACGGGTTGTACTAGAGATACATTGGAAAAAGAGTAGAATATAGGGGGAATAAATTGATGGATTTTAAATTTGGTTTACAGATATTTGCGACCGCAACTGAGTCGTCTGCACCTGACCAGATGATGGGTGCTGGTAAATTATACTTCAAACGATTTATTGATGGAGTATATGATACAGGTAAAACTCATTTTATGGGCAATGCAGATGATATGACGGTAACAACAACTGTTACAACTGTACAAAAGAAAAGTTCTATGAATAAAGAACGTGTTACCATGAATAGTGTTAACACAGGTACAGAAGTAGTAGTAAACGCAACACTTACAGAATATGATGCAACAAATTTGGCACTTGGTTTATATGGTGAAGAAGCAATCCATACTCAGGTAGCGGGTACATTGACTAAGTCAATGGTTGTTTCACCAGATACAGTAATTGAGTTGCGTGATGCTAATGGTGATGCATACTATAACATAGCAGGTATTACTATTACACCTAATTCTGGTGGTACTCCAGCATCTATTGGAGTTTCCACAAAAGAAACGGCGTTAGCATCGACAGGTACAGTTACATCTAGCGGAACTTACACAGGAACGACATCTAAAACATATTACGCACAAGTAAAAGTTGCACCAACGGCCGCAGGTGATCTAAATGGTCTTGAAGTTGAATATGGTCTAAGTTCAATTGGCCCGTGGACTTCCGCAGGGGTAGTTAGTGCAACAGCCACGTCACATGCGTTTACGTTGGCCGAAGGTGTTACATTCACATTTGCAGTTACAACAGGTCAAACCTTTATTATAAATGAAATATATCAGGCTACAGCAACACCAGCACAGTCCGCACAGGCGTATGTTCTGGATACAGACTATGAATGCGATGAGCAGGATGCAAGGGCTGGTATGATAAGAATATTAAGTACATCAGCCACCGCCGCCGATACTCCAGTTACAATATCATTCACAGTTCCAGCAGGTGCATATCCAGCAATTAGTGGTGGCAGCGCAGGCGAAATTGAAGGATATATGAGATTCGTCGGTGATCCAAATGTTGGTCCGTCTCTCAGCGGAGAGTTCTGGAGGGTTAAATTAGTTCCAGATGGTGATACAAGTGGATTCATTGGTACAGATTTTGGTACTTACAAGATCAAAGGAACGTTGCTTGATGACAAAAAACATCATCGTGCATTCCCATACTACAAAACAGTAGATAATCGTTAATAAATGCCCTCCTCCAATTGAGGGGGGCTTTATTTTTTAATTAAAATATGAGAGGTTGATAAAATAAATGGTAGTAAAAAGTGTAAAAGATAATGATAATAGTGTTAAAGAAGCAGATTTATTATTTGCGGAAATAGAAGAATTAAAAATAAATGGAGAAAATATTGAGATTAAACAATTCTCCTGGAAGAAATCAGCAATAGCTTTAAAGGAACTTGGTAAAATTGCAATAAAGGTTACAGATAGTGCAGAAACGATTGCATTACTTATAAATAACTTCAATGAAGCCCAAACAAAAACAGCTCAATTTGTAGTAATTGCTAAGTCACTTGATTTACTAGATGAAGAATTAATTGATTGTATTGATAAGATTATGTCACTTGGTAGTGGACTTGATATTGAAACAATTGAAAATTTAAGTATGGATGACGGATTTGATTTAGCTAAAAAAATATATGAGGTAAATAAAAGTTTTTTCATGAAACGTTTCGGAAGTTTGATGAAGAACCCACCGAAACAAACCGAAAAAAAGAAGAAATAGTATTAACACCATATGAAATATTGCAGGTATTAATTGACCATGGTCATACAAAGGAAAGCGTGTTAAATGATTATACTTCGGAAGAAATAAGAATATTATATGAAAAATGTGTCAAAGGAGATACTAGACGAGATGCAAATTTCATTGAAAATGTTATGGCAGGTATTGGCGGTGCATTTGGTGGAGGAAAAGAAATTAAAAAACTTACAGATAAAATGAGAGAATAAAGGGGTGGTAGTATAAATGGCAGAAGAACTTAATGTCAAAATTAAAGCTGATTCAAAAAGCTTAATTGCTGAATTAGATAAAGTAGGTATTAAAGTTGATGAGATGTCCAAAAATAATGCCACCATTAAAATATCAACTAATTTTAAAGAAGTATTAGGTGAAATTGCATCAATAAGATCATCATTATCGAATTTAACATCAAAAAATTATAAGATAAATATATCAACAAATGCAAAAAATGTATTAGGTGAACTAAGTACATTAGGAAATGCAAGTATCAAAACACCTAAAGTATCTAATAATACAAAAGAAATAAGTGAAAAATATAAATCATTAAAATCAGATGTAATTGCAGCGGCAACCGCCGCAGACAAAGCATGGCAAGATGGTTCTGGATTTAAAGGTGCAAAGGCTCAATTTGAAGCGGCTACAAATGAATTAATAATATTTAAAAGGGCTTTAGGTAATTTATCAATAGGTTCAGAACGTGGGACATATGCAGGATTAGCTAGATCTGTTTCATCAAATGGACCATCTTATGATTCATTAATTGACAAGGTAAGAGATTTAAATAAAGAACAAGCTGAATTTAATAAACTTACTAAAATACCAACAATTAGTAGTTCAAAGACTTCGAGTGTAGCAGAGATTGCACCAAAAGTAAAAGTACCTTCAATGGGTACTGTATTTAATGGATTAAAGACGGAAGCAGTTTCAGCGGCCAATACTTTAGATGAAGCATTTAAAAGTGGTACAGGAATTGATATAGCTCGAAATAAATTAAACGCTGCATTAGATGCACTAGTTAATTTTAAACGTGCATCAGGATCATTTTCATTCGGGGCAGAAAAGAACATGTTTGCAAGCATGGTTCCAAGTATTAACCAGAGTGGTCAATCCTACGGTGTATTATTAAATAAAATTAATCAGGCTAGAACGTCACAAGAAAAATTGAACAATCTGATAAACCCAACAAAGCCGAAAACAACGAGTTCATCATCAAAGTCTGGTTCCGGTTCGGGGGTAGATAAGACACAGTCAATGCTTGACAAACTAAGTAATCCAGCTAATATATTTGCAAACATATCAAGAATGACAAAAGGTTTAGGATCAACAGGAGAAGTAATTGGTAGAACATTATTTGATTTAGATAAAATGCCAGGGGTTATTGGAGAAGCAGCAACAGCGGCAGGGACATTTGCAGCAGGATTTGCAATTGTTGGTCTTGCAGTATATGGTGTAGTAAGTGCTATTGAAACCGTTGCAGGATGGCTAGGTACAATTGGACAACTTGCATGGGAAGTAGTTAAACCAGGACTTGAATATAATGCAAATGTAGAACTGCTTACAAACGGTCTTGCAGGGGCATTAGCATCAATAGGACAGGTAGGAGATAAGCAAGTAGCATTTAATGATGCATTACTAATATCAGATGGTCTTGTTAGACAACTTGCATTAGATGCATTAAAAATAGGGGTAAAACCGGAGGAATTAACCGGAACATTTAGAAGCATAATCGAACCAGCTTTACAGTCCGGTATGAATATAGATCAGACACGTCAGATGTCGTCTGTATTAACATCCGTTGGTAAGGAAATGGGCTTAAATGGCGCGACCTTGACAAGAGATGCATCTGATATTATAATGGGACAGAACGCAGGAAGAACAAAACTTGGTAAACAGTTAGGAATAACAGATGCAGATATTGCAGCAGCTAAAGCATCGGCAGGTGGGCTGTTTGCATTTCTAGAAGACAGATTAAGCGGGTATGCAGAATCAAACAAGAATCTTCCTAATACCCTAGCAGGTGCATGGTCCCAATTTCAGGGTTATTTTACGCAAGCATCAGCATCCATAACAGAACAGTTTATGCCGGCTATTGTTATGGGAATACATTATGTGTCATTATTACTAGGCTCAATTCAACAGGTTGATGGAAAAGATACATTTGTTCCAAGTGAGGGCATGTTACAGTTTATTGATGCATTAGAAAGAATAGGATTATATCTTGCAAGTTGTATAGATTATTTAACAGCATATGCACAAAGTATTACGGGGACAGAAGATCCTTTAGACGCAGTTGTTAATTTAATTGAAGATATGATTGGGTTTGTTGTTCTAGCATCAACTTCAATGGTAACATTTGGAATTGGTTGTTATAAAGTATTTTCAACTATAGCAGATGTTATATTAGCACCGATTGCGATGTTTGAATCATTAGGTCATACAATTAGTGCCTGTATTGACTACACTCATGCATTTTGGGATGCACTTAATGGTAATACAGAAGGTAAAAATAACTTATTAGATTCAGCCAATACAAGTATGGACAAAGCAGCAAATTTAGCTAAGAATGGTTATCGTAATAATACCAATAATGATTTATTGAATGGTAAATATACTAGTGGCGGTATGGCGGGCCAGTTCAAAGCAATAATGGCTGACATAAATGCATCAAAAGGCGGCACAACGAAGAAATCATCCATTAATCCGAATGACATCACAAGTAGGTTTCCACCAGATGATTCAAAACAAAAGAAACAAGAAATAAAAGATTCTCAAAGAGCATTAAAAGAAGGATTGGCAATGCTCAAAGATAATCTAGCAGCACAGTTAGACGCATATAAAAGATCATTAGAAGCATTAGATATAAGATATTCAGAACATGATATATCATTACAAGACTATGCATCAAAACAATCTGAAATAACAGTTGCAGAATCGCAAGCTAGAATTGCTAGTACAAATGCACAATTAGATCTAGTATCAAAAACATTATATACAAACCCGGATCAAAAAGATGAAGCAATTAGAAATCTAAATGCCGATCTTGCAAAATATACCGTAGCATTACAAGATGCAACAACAGCTCAAGAAGGCGTTGCATCAATGATGAAAGCATATTCAGATCACGTTGCGGAAGTTAAAGATTCCATGAATGCACCAAATAAAACTGGTATGGTAGAAACCGGAAGACAGATACCAACAGGATCAACACCAGAAGAAGCGGCCGCATACAATGCATCACAAATAACGGGAGTTCCATTAGATAAGTTGATTGCAGTAGCACTGCAAGAATCTGGTATGCAGCAATATCAATCGAATGGGGAACTAACAACATCATCTGACCAAGCGCATTTTGGTGCAGGTCAAATTGGTGCAGGTGAGTTTCAGTCAATGTTACCAAATGGTAATATAAATGATGTATATGATAATTTATTGGCAACAGCAATGTACCTTAAAAAACAATATGAATCATTAACAACGCCTGATTGGGGTATGGCAATTGCAAAGTATAATACACCAAACGGTGGTAATCAAAGTTATGAAACAGCAGTATTAGCTCATTTAACAGAAGCAAATGATATATCAACTAAATTATTACAGTCTCCATTAATGAAGGAAAAAGTAAATGTTCCGGTAGTTGATACTGGAGAGGCAGTAACAAAAGCGGCAGATGCAATGGTTCAGCAGGGTGTAACATACGATCAGATTAAATGTGCTGAATTTGTAACTCAAAGTTGGGATGATGGATTACAGTTAACTAAGGCAATAAACGCATCAGGGCAAGAAACTGGAAATTGGAAAACACGGGTCCCTGATTTAGTTCAGACAGCTAAAAATCTTGGAGCATATGAAAGTGCTGGTTCAGGTTATCAACCATCAAAGGGTGATGCAATTGTAATTGGTAAGGATGAACATCACGTAGCAATGTCGACAGGTGGATTGGGATATGTTCATTCATCAGGGCGTGATGGCGGTTCAACTCCTGCTGATTACGGTAATAATTATCAACAGTCATGGCCGGATGTTTCTGGTTATATATCACTTAATAAATTAACTCAGGCAACAGGCGCAGCCAGTTCAATTCCAGCATTAAATTTACCAGTTGCGAAAACTAAGGAAGAACAGGCCATAAAGAAACGTATTGAAGAACTTGAAAAATCAAGTGACGATATGATGAAGAGTTACGGAGATATGTTTGGCGATGTCAGTTCCATTGAAAAGAAACAAGCAGTTGAAGCGGCCAGAAAATCAGTTCAACTATTTACATCACAGAATAGACCAGAGTTAGCATCTGAGTCATTAAAGGTTTTAGATTATAAACAAAGAGATTTATCATTATCGCAATCACAAAAATATGTTGAACTATCGTTACAAACAATAAATGATAGCGCAACGGATATGATGAACAAGATTGGTGCAGGTGTATATTCTGCAAGTGATGCCGTTAAGAAGTATTCTGATTATTTTAGTAAGGGTAACTATGGATTTGATTTAAAGCAGCAGATAGCAACACAAGAAAAAATAAGAGATGTTGCACAGCAAAATGGTCAACTAGACCAATACTGGAAAGCTGTAAAAGCAATAAAAGAATCTAAAGATGCATTAGATGCTATTGTAACTAATTTCAAAAAGGCTGTAACAGATAATGCTGATTATCAGAACAATGTAACAGAAAACACATATAGTATGACAACAGGGCAAAAAACGGAATCAAAAAAACAAACAGATTCTACAAAATATAATACATTAGCAGATATGGATAAATCCAGGCTTGTAGATTATTACAAATCATTTGACAGGGCAAACACATCCATTGAAAAAATGAAAATATTGTTTAATGATATATTCCCAACCGAAAAATTAATTAGAATGAATCAACTACTTGGGTATTTGCCAACAATATTAGAACAGGTTCGTCAATCATCAAAACAAGCATTTGAGGATGGGTTAAATTCATTTCTTACCGACGGAGTAAATAATGCCACGAGTCTTAGCGAGGCATTTAACAGTATGATAATATCAATACTTAAAAGTATTCAGAAAGTATTTGCAGATCAATTAACAAAAGACTGGATGAATATGTTATTCCCAACAAAGAAAACAAATGCGGTGGATGATAAATCAAAAACAACTTCTGATAACACAATCTTTGGTACTGCAAATGTAATGGAGGGACTAACAACTCCAAAAACAAATATAACTGATTATAACCCAATTTCTAGCACAAATAATACGGACTTTAACAATACATCAGGAAATTTAGACACATCAGCAACACAGGCAACAACTGTTATGCAATCATTAAACACTTCGGTATCAAGCGCCATGGATACAATAATGCAGGGAATATCAAGTGCATTAGCAACTGTAAGTTCTGCAACAAGTCAAATAGGAACAACTGCAAACAGTAGTACAACAAACAGTGGAACATCTTATACATTTTCAAATGCAGACTTATTGCATGCGGCCACAGGAGGATTTATAAGCGGAGCTGGAACAGGTACATCAGATAGTGTTCCTTCGATGTTATCTCATGGGGAGTTTGTTGTCAAAGCGGCCTCAGTTAAAAAAATGGGGTTGGGTTATTTAAACGCTTTAAATAATGGTGATTTATATAATATGCATATTCCAAGAGCACATTTTGCAACTGGAGGAATAGTTGGGGAAACAGCTTCACAGACTACTGCAAAAGGTATTACTTCCTTTGCAAAAAATATTGGGAGTAATGTAACGACAAATGCAAATCTTAATATTGCACTTGTAAAAAATCAGGATGAAGCAATAGAGCATTTCATGCGAAGTGGCCCTGGTCAAAAAGTAGTGGTAGATATAACGAGAAATAATAAAGGTGTAGTAAATAGGTTAATTAGATAATGTTGACAAATCCCCTTATTTGTAGTATAATATAGATAAGGGGAAATGGAGGGTATTAAAAATGACAATAAAAGAATATTTTACAAATGAAATATCAAAGGATTATGAACAAGATGAATTGGAACAACTTGACCTAAAAGAAGTATTAGATATGATCAAATATATTGAATTATCCGAACGGGTTGAAATGTATAAAAAAGTTCAGAATCTAGCTGAGGGAGTTTTACAAACAGTATCTTCAATGAGTATGGAAGATATAAAGAAAATGAGGGGGTGATAGTTTGAGTGACACAATTGTTTCAAGTTCAGCAAGTGCAACAAAGGTGACTGAACTTTTCAATGCTATAGATGCACTATTAACCGGGGATAAGTTTGCTTTGGCCAATCGGTGGACACGCGTATATACTAAAAATGGAAATATAACCGAGACAGTAGACGGAGTAACTACAACCATTAGTGTTGTTGATTCAGCACAAATGTCCGAAGTTATATATATGGGTGTTGGTGACGGGGCTGATAAGATATACATTGGAATGCGAATTATTATGTCAGCTATTGATGCAACATGGGGAACACTGGAGTTCAATGGATATGCGGGGTTTGATGCGGATTTAAACAGTTGGACAGATCAACCGGGTGCGATTAGCAAATTCCCATTAAACACTGGATTACCATCCTACCCAATTGCAAATAACACGACATTTACATACTGGATAACAGCAACAACAAAACGATTTATTGTTGTTACCAAATTAGCGACACAATATATGACGGGGTATTTCGGGTTTTTTACTCCTGTTGCGGTAGAAAAACAATTTCCATATCCATTAGTTTTAGCAGGAACAACATATGATAATACCGTGTCATGGGATAGTGGAAATGTGTCTTCAGTAACAGATCCGATATCAGCTGGATATAATGCGGGGGGTAGTTTTTCTACTACTATACCATCAGTAACATCAGCTTCACTTAAGACATCAATGAGATACCGGAAGGTAGACGGCACATGGGGGGCCGGATACAATAACAATGGTGCAAGTAAATTTGGTGAACTAAATGTGTGGCCCACCAATACAGAATCAACAGAGTTATATACGTGCTACAATTCAATAGATTCTGGTGTAACAAAAGACAGTCATTTACTAATTGACTTTTTCTTATCATCAAATTACCCACAGAACTTATTAGGAAAATTAGATGGTATTTTCTGGATAGGCGGTGCAAAGGATATTGCATCAGAAAATGTAGTAACAATAAATGATACCGATTATATTATATTTGCCAATATTCTAGCTCGTGGTGGTAATGATTATTATGCAGTAGAATGGGCGTGATAATGTGGCATATACATCAGGATCATTCACTGGAATATTGGATTTAAAAGCAGTATTAATATCATATTTAACAAATACAACAATCCACGGTGATGATGCGTGGGAATTAGTTGCAGATAATGGGTTTCCAAAAGGGACTTATTTTAAAGTAAAAGGTATAAATGAAGATGATCATTTTTATATAGGAATGATGTATAATGAGATAACTAGTGATACATATAAAAACTGGTTATATTCAGGAACAGTAATGCGGGATAAGGTTGCAAATAATATATTAGGAATTACCGACGATGTTGTTTGTACAAACACAAATAATAATATATACACATGGAATAAGCAAGTAATCAGCAATCCTGGACACTACTATCCATATGTATGGACACAAGAGCCAGTTTATCACAAGATAGTAGATACAAAATGTACAGCTAATATGTCTATTGTAAAAGAGTATGATGATGGTAGAGAGTATGGAAAAATATTATCATTTGGAGTATTTAAACAATTTGATGAAAATTTAAATTGGGATGAACAAGGTGGGGCATTAAATTATATAAAACATCCTATACCAATGATGAATTTTTTTAGATTACTTAGTGGAAATTTAAATCAGAAAATGGCAATAACGCCGCCAACAATGCCGGGGATAGGTTATCCATTACTATATACAAGTAATGTAAATGGTGTGTTTGATTACCCGGTATCAAAATATTGGATAGTAAAAGATAAATATAGTATTAATGTAATCGTTAAGAATGGTAAGTATTGGCGAACAATATGTGTTGGGATGTTACCTTGTTATGGAGAAGGAACATACCCGTTTCCTGCAATGCAAGTGGGCAGTTTGGGCCTAACAGCGAATGGGGTAAATTCACCGACAAGTGGTGATCCAGATCCGACAGTAGGTATATCGTTGGATTTGTCAGATGACGATGCAAGTTTTTGTAATTCTTTACCTATATTTCCTACTAGGGGTGTGAAGTCAAAATTTTGCCCAACTCAATGTGCCATAATGAATCCTGACGGAATATGGCAATTTCATGGTAATTTTGCACAACCTGCAAATATATTCAGATTTCGGATGTCTGGTAACAACCCTGTTTTTGCTTACCCATTATATCCACCAGAATTATATAGTCCAGATGAGGCCAGATTATACCCAACGGATATTGATCTATCAGAGTATGAAAACGGAAGAAACTATTCTGATATAACACCACACTCTGATACATTTCCAATGCGAGGGGTATATGACTACTCAAGAGAATTAACTAAGGTGATGCTAAACCAAAACTTAACAGTAGGAGAAGATGGTGGATCACCGGATAAGATTACATCAGTATCTAGTTATATACCAAGAATGTTTTATACAAATACTGAACCAATACAGTTTGGTGAAATAGATACAGAAGAGGGTAAAGTTCTTGTAATTCCAAATGTTTGGCAAGGTAGACTTTCATGGTATAAATATTATTTAAATACTGATGGAGCAACAATACCATATGATTTTTGGGCCAGAGAGGTATTAAAAACCAGTTATGAAAATATGACTTATACATATGGTAATAGACATCGTATGGCAATAAAATTAGAGGGGGATATATAAGTGGCAGTTGTTAAATATACAGGGGTAACAACCTCAAATGATTTAATGCAGAAGATATATGATTTTGCATTAGCGAATGCATGGACATCAGCTCAAGCACCAGTAGCTGATTTAGATATTATTAATAAACAGACATCAGACGGGAATAAATGTTGCATTGTTTCCCCAAATGGATCTACACATATTAATTTACGTAGTGCAAATGGGTATCAGATATTCAAAAGACAGAAACTAGGAGTAGACTTGTCAACTTGGTACACCATGCCAGCACATTTAGATGGTAATGGTAATTATGTAAATGCTCTACCAACGGCAGATAATAGGATATTTGGAGTTGGGTGTACTGCATCAAGTGCATATTCATCTGGTGCGGATAATTGGTTTGCACAGGCAGATGTTCCAAAGTACAAGACAACGGATAATACAGGAGATCCAGTTGGTGTTGGATTAGCTATGATTAGTGGGCTGTCCCATGATGTTTATTTAAATGCGATTACAACAAGCACAAATCCAGTAATTTTAGTATCAATTGTTACAAATGGTGTGTTTCAACATATGGCATTTGGTAATGTTAAAAAATCAGGAGTATGGACTGGAGGGGCATTTTTAAGTGCGACAGCTAATTCCTACACAATGACACCAGCAACACTGACTACTGGAACGGATATCCAGAAAGCCTTAAGTTTAGAACCAGAATTAATTCCAATATTTAGTACAACATCAAATGCATCAACATTTTTAAGAATTGATATGGATGATGCGCCTAGTAGAGGTTATATTATTTGGGCATCTAGTGGTGCAATTGTATCAGGAAATGCTATATGCTATACAGGTAAACAAATGGGTATGCCATTAAGAACCGTCGGGTTAACTGGAACATGGGTTCCAAAAGTTCCTCATTGGGGAAATTTTCAATCACAGACATCATCTGATCAGGGACGGAATGCCAATACACTTAACTGTGTTACAGTTGATCTATCATTGATGCTTAGTGTAATAAGAGATCCAGACGGATTGCGTGTATTTAGTCCGGTTGGTGTTATTCCAGATATATATTTTATATCAACATATAATATAGCACCAGCTAAAGCATATACAATAAATTATCCTGTTTCCGGGGAAATACACCAGGCATTACCTATGACACGCCGAGGGGGAATATTTGGATATGACGGTTTAGGAGTAAAGCAGGAATAGGGGGCAAAGTAGGATGACAGTATCATATGACGGAGTTTTATTAATGCCCACTATGAATATTATAGACTCAAAATCATTTGTAGCTGACAATATGGACACCGTAACCGGAACAAGAATATTGACTGCAGATTCACTCGGTTATTATTTGCCAATAACTTACTATGGGGACACCGTAACATTAGCAGAACGGGATGGATTAGAAGTACCTTTGGGGAGTATAAAATCTCCCTCATCTCCATTGGCACTAACAACAGGATATACATATGTGTTTAATATAGTTGAAAAGCAGTTCGTGGTTACAGATAACTTAGGAAATATAACAACAGCAGAGAATATACTAACATGGGGAGATTTAGATATAGAATTTGGTATATATGAATCTCATCAGTTTATAATGGTGTTAACCGGAGCACATACATATAGAACAATTTTCATGTATGCTCTGATGAGATATGAGACTTATCCAAGCTACACTCAGGGTATTATGTGGGGACAGTTTGATAGTTATATAAATAGTATATTTCATTGGGTGTTGCCGAGTGGCGCGTATTATGGTGAAGAGATCGCAGAACAAACATTACCAATTACAGGTACAGTTACCTTTGATGATATATTTAATACACTTATAAATGATGTTACTAGAATTGTGTATTCAACATTATATCCTAATATACTGTATTATGATACTACTAAAATAGTGGAAACCATTGCAGATGATCTAAAGGGAGAAATTATAGAATTTTCATATGGTATATTATTAGCATTAGTGACAAATTTATTATATCCAGCATTATTACCAATGCAAGCAACTGGTGAAACTATAAATAATAGACCAGTATATGAACCATGGATGATAATGTATATATTAAATTTATTAATATATAATATACCTGCAAACGGTGGAGATCCACCAGTAGGACCGCAACCAGATGCGGACAATAACCCGTATGTATTTTCACTGAGTCCAAGTTGGTAGGAGGTATAAAATGGCAGATGAAGATCAGATAGTTGAGAAATTTCAGTTTAAGACGGACATTATAACAGCCTTTGATGGTAGTGAGCAACGTAGTGCATTACGATCCATACCAAGACGATATCTGTCATATAAGTATACAAGTACCGCTGCGTGGGAAGCACAGTATTTGAGAATGCTCACATCAAATCAGCAAAATAGCGTTATGTATATACCAATGTGGCACAGGGCAACTGAACTACGCGAAGATATTGCGGTGGGGGCGTTCTATTTAAAAGTACCACCAAAAAGGTTATGGGGATTTAGAGGATCAAGTTCATGTTGGTTTTATTATGGGGACAGTAGTGCTTCATCAGGGGCATACTATGATATATTAGCATATAACCAAGACGGCAGTATTAGGGTTAAGAAATATATATCTTCTGTTAAAGAGGCCGGAAATATGGTACTTCCCGTTATGCAGGCAGTTGTACAGCCAGAAGACAGTATGGCGGCGATGTTTTCAAATGATACAAATATGACAATGAATTTTGAGATAATTGTTGATCCTACATTTCCATCAATACCTGCTTTCTATGATTATACTACTAATATATCATATACACCGGATAGGCCGACCTATACGATGGATGAAAAATATAATGCCTTAGAGATATTGAATATTGAACCAACATGGGGGGATGACATATCTTTAGGGCATACAAAAAATGCAGACAAACTGGATAATGAAACAGGTCCATTTTCATACTATGTAAAAAGTACCATAATATCTGAACATCGAAGTATGGATATTATGACAACACAGTTAGAGGAAGCAGATAATATAGAAAGATTCTTTTTTAGGGTTAAGGGGCAATTAATTCCGTTTTATGCACCAACATGGCTTAATGATCTAAATATAGATAAAGACATTGTAAATGGTTCTTCTTACATATCGGTTGAGTTCAGTCAGTATTATTTATATTACGCATCAAATAAAAACAGAAAGACAATTATAATATTTTTAGAAGATTATACAACAAGAATATATAATATTACAGCATATACAACATATACAGATATAGATGGCGTGGTGCATGGAAAATTATTGATGTCAGGATTAGATGAAAGTATAAATATTAATAATATAAAAATGGTTTCATATTTATGTCGTTACAGATTGACATCAGATGAACTTGAAGTAAAGTATAGTACAACAACAATTGCAAATGTAACTTTGGCAATGAAGGAGATATGATCAATGAGTAATTTGCAAACATATGAGTATTCGGAGTATGATGGAAACCCATTTGAGTGTTACAGATTTAGTTACAATGGTATAAATTATAATTATACATCAGCAGATCATGATATAACATTATCAGTAGATGGAGAACAAGAGGTATTCTATTCACAGTTTATTCAGCGGTCGTCAATAAAGCCAACCGGGATGGAAACGATAACGGTATATACAGAACTAAATAATAACGTTGCAATTTTATATCATGGTGCGCCGCCGGAACAGGGAAAAGTAAAATTATCGATATTTAGAATACATGGGTCAGATACGTCAGATATTGATACAATTATGCGAGGTAGAGTAAGTCAGGTAAAGTTTAGTGCGGTACAGGCAGAAATAACAGTTACAATTGAAAACTATCTGGAAAAAGAAGTTCCTCGTGGTAAGTTACAATATTATTGTAATAATGTTATTTATGATCATATATGTGGATTAACAGAAAGTAATTTTACAACAACTTGCAGAATATCAGATATAAAAGGATTAACATTATATTCAGATGACCTTAAACAATTTGATGATGATTATCTTATTGGTGGAATATTGAGGCTTGATTCTAACATAAGATGTGTGACGGCAAGCAAGAAAGTTGGATCAGTTACAGTTAAGTATCCTTTTGCAACATCAGCAATAACAGGTATATTTACAGTATCATTGGGATGTAATGGTCTATTTACAATGTGTGCGGAAAAGTTTCATAATACAGATAATTTTACGGGTGTATGTTATTGCCCTCCTACTGACAGCGTTAAGAATAAACTAGGTGGGGGACAGTACTGGATCGACAACTCAATGGTAATTAGAGATACAGATTGTGCAGTTGGGAAAATTAGCCTTTAATGTAAATATAAGGAAGTGATAATACTTGAATATAAATAATCTACTTGGATGGTCTTTATCCACACTTGCAATGGCATTTGTAAATAAGAGATCAACAGCAAGCAGTGAAGATCCATCTGATTTAAACGTTACAGAAGGGGCAACAAAGATAGGAAATAGTGTTCCAGTAGTATTTGGTAGGGCAATGATAAAAAGTCCTCTTGTAGCCTACTTTGGGGACTTCTCATCAAGGGCGTACACCGAAGAATATTCAGCACATTCTTCCTTTAATGCTAAAGCTTTAGTTTTTTCCTTAATAATTTCATATATTTCAAGTGTAATAACTGGACATTCAAATCCTGGTCAACCTGTATCCACTACTGGAGGGGTAGGGTCAACATCGGGTCCGGGAACAGTTAAAGATGATTTGACAGGTCCATTAATCAATGCATTGTTTACATGGTTATTATCATGGCTCATAAATGGAAGGATGCTGAAAACAACAATTCAAAAAGGATTTAAATATTATCTAGGTTATCAGTTTATGGTATGCTGGACAGGAGATAATATTGGCATTAAAAGTATATGGATGAATGCATATAGTACTGTCACAGAAGAATCAGATATGGCGGCAATATGGTCCAGCAGCGTTGCTACAAAGCCAAATAATCACGGGGGTGTAGTTGCCCACATTAACAAACCAGATCTGTTTGGTGGAGTTGATGAAGGTGGTGGATTTGTTGGTGATATGCGTATATATTTTGGTGATGAGTATCAAACAGCCGATCCGTGGATGATATCACAGATGAATGCAAGTTCAATTCAAACGTCATTACGGGGACTAACTCCACTATATAGAAAATTTCTTACAATAGTTGTACCAAAAGCATATATAGGGAAACAGTCATCCATACCAGAGACGTGGGTTGAAGTTGTAAATATCCCAAATAAATTAGGATTTGAAGCAATTGGGTTAGAGGCAAATCCGGCAGAAGTATTATATGATATTTATACAAATGCAGATTGGGCATTAAATGAAGATACAAATGATTTAGATATTGATTCATTGATGGCTCTTGGGCAAACATGCAAAGATGAGGAATTGGGAATATCTGGTCAAATAAATGATGTAATAAAATCGGCAGATTTAATTGATAAGATAATGACACATATAAATGGAGTAAAATACGTAGAACCAACTACAGGAAAACTAACATTTAAACTCATTAGAAATGACTATGATGTAAAAAGTTTACCCGTTGCAAATACTTCAAATTGTGTTTCGTGCGAATTTACAAGGTTGGATTGGTCTGAAACAGTATCAACAACTTCCATACAATTTACAGATTCAACAAATGACTATGAAAATAGCACTATTCCGTATAATGATCCAGCTAATATTAAAATAACGGATACGGTTTCAACAAAGAGTTATGAATATCCGTTCTTTACAGTTGTTAAAAATGTTGTTGCGGCGGCAGTAAGAGAACAGACATCAAATGGGTATCCACTTGCATCTGTAAATATAGAAGCAAATCGAACATTAAGTTACCTTAGAATTGGATCACCATTTTTACTCAATTGGGATATATATGGAGTAGCTAATATGGTTATGAGGACAACATCAGTTGAGTTGGGGGAATTAAATGCAAATTCAATAAAGATATCTGCAATTGAGGATGTATTTGGGTTTAACACACAATCATACACAACAGCAACAGGTAGTGGGTGGAATGAAATAATATTATACCCTACAGGAGTCTCTATATATGGATTTAAAGAATTACCATATGAATTAACAAAGAGTCGAAATACGTATGTATCAGCATTAGCTTCAAGACCAACTGCAATTACTACATTGTGGAATGTATGGAGAAAAGCACAAGGTTGGACTGAATTTACTACAACTAATCAAACATCTGTATGGTCAGCAATAGCAGAATTGCAAGTAGATGTATCTGATCATGCACCAAATTATTTCCTAAGAACTAATGCAGCAAGTCCTGTTCCAAGTGGACTAGCTGATACAGTATTAGAAGTAACTGAAATGGGAAATGGTAATGTAATTGAAAGATTAATTAATGCATATGATTATTTAGATCCTGCAAATTATGTTAATTCAGAGGATATTTATGCATTTTCTACATTGGTTCAAATTGATGATGAAATAATGTTATGTCGTGGTATTAGTATTCTACCAAATGGTAATTATAAATTATATTCCATTATCAGAGGAGCATGCGATACTGTAAAAACATCTCATAATAAAAATTCTTTAGTATTTTTCTTGAGATCTGATTATATGAGAAATGTTACAGGAGAAACATATGTATGTAAAAATGGATTATACACAACTGAACAGTATAATATAACGACTGCAAGTGTAAACGAAACAGAGGATTTTGACAATACAAAAATTGTTACAATTGAAACTACCGATAGATCAAATAGACCAAGTCCACCAAAAACATTGCTAATAAAAGCATATCCTAGTTCATATGCAATAGTACAGACAAAAACCCTAGTTGCAGATGGATTAACAGGAGTTGGAGAAGACGATTCAACAATATCAGATGATTATACTACATATTCACCTTATTTAGATGTTGTAGATTATGGATATACTGGTGGGCTATATGAAAATGTTTCAAGAGGATCTACATATGGATTTGTATTGGTAATGGAGGCACAGGATAAATTTACTGAACAGTATGCAAAAGAATCAAATCAGGAAATTGAAAGTGGCTGTAATTATTTAGTTAGATTGTCAACTAGTAATAAAACACTTGACTTTTACACAGATATAGGGTATAATATAACTAGGGACATTTTAAATAATATGAAATCATTTCAAGTTTTGCCGGATAGTTTGAAAATAAACAATAGTACACGAATGACATATAATACTGTAAATGATAACTACCCAATTAAAAGCTATCAGGCATTTAGCTATACATGGACACAGAGATGTTCCGATTTTCCAACAGCAATGGATGAACCAATTAATATCAAAGTATACACAAATAGAAATGGTATTATATCATTATTCGCACAAGAAACAAATATAAAAATGCAACCACCATCCATTGTTGGAATATTTACGGAGGAAGAATATCAGGCAGGTAATATATCAACATATATAAATTCATACGGAACTGCGGATAAGTTATTTTTACCCCCTGGTGATTATTCATCATCTGAAATATTAGTAAATTATTCAGATGAACCAATGTTTATTATCGGTAGCAGAGTTGTGGATCATACTGCTAATTCTATTATGGATAAAGACGGTAACTCGTGGATACCACAGAGATATTTTATATCAAATCGAATAATAGATGTAAATGCGGTGCATACGGATTTAGTTGAATTGTCATTACCAAATGGAACTATTTTGCAGTCATATTTTAATCCAGATAAAAGTAAAATAACGGTTTACTATAAAATAGTTAATGGTGGTATGCAGAGCATTGGTACAGTATTACCGTAATAAGGAGTGAATTAATTGACAACAACACCAAATTTAGGTTTAACGTTATTAGAATCGTCCGATTTAACGCTCAGAGAAAAGTTAAATACAATGATGGATGATATCGATACAAATGCATTACCAGTAGCACATGCATCAACAAATGCACATTTTAAATTGTGGCAATCAGGTACTTCATATTCACTAAAAGATATTGTAAGAACAACTGCAATACCACTTTGGGGAGTATGGAGATGTACAACAGCAGGTACAAGTGGAACTGTTGAACCAACAGGATCAATTGAAGGAACAACATTTACAGATGGAACAGTGGTATGGAAACTTTCAGCAGTTGGTGCAGATGCAATTAGAATACATAATGATTTACAGGGTAGGGGTGCAGCTGATACACACCCTACTTCTGCCATCACAGGATTAGATGTAGCATTAGCAAATACAATTGGGAAAGATGACTATACAGAATCAGGAATTATAACCTATCCAACGGTTACAGATAATGGAAATGGAACAATAACATTTGCAGGGGGAGTATTTAATTTTTATGCGGATGGTGAAGCCGCATTACCGTTGGCAAGCTATACAGGAGTAGCACAGACAGTAACACCAGTTAATAATTCAACTAACTACATATGTGCAAGATTAACTGGAACAACACCTAATATAGTAATGGAATATTATTTAGCTAATAAAGTTGATATAACTTATCAAGATATTATCCCTGTATTATCAATATTTAGGCAGGGTAACTTTATAAGCAAATTACCTTGGAATGATACGGCAAAAGGGACAGCATCAAAAGAATTAAAGAGATTAACTGACACAGATAGATTTTCTCGTGAAAGTGGATTGGGTATATCAGAAGTTACAGGAAGATTAATACAGATTGGTTTGGGAGTTGTATGGTTTGCATTAACACCAATAAGTTTAGCTGAATTACTATCATCGACAGCACCAACATGGCAGTTTTATCATTCAAGTTCAAATTGGGTGTATACAGCGGTAACGCAGTATAATAATACTCAATACGATAATGGAACAGCACTGGCAACATTAGATGCTGGTAAGTACAATGTAAATTGGATTTATCGAGATATTGGAACAGATCAGATTTATCTTGTATTAGGAAGTGCAGAATATACAAAAGCACAAGCAGAATCATCAATACCGCCAAATGTATTACCATCGTTAATATCATCTCAAGCATTATTAATTGGACGAATAATTGTGCTAAATGGGGCGACAACAGCCTATAAAGTACAGAGTGCATTTGATATTGCATTCCCAAATGGTGGGGTAGATACTGCAAATGATATAACAATTACAGATGCAGGAAGTTATTTTGCAGGAACAAATGTTGAAGATGCTCTACAAGAAGTTGGGGCAGATAAACATACTCATGCAAATAAAACTGAATTAGACAAAATTGGGGAAGATACAAATGGTAATCTTACATATGATAATAAAACAATAGTTGGTGGAGCATCGACGTGGGCAATAAATACACCATATGTTTTATATCAACTGGTTACATACGATAATAAATTATATAAATGCACAACAGCACATACAAGTGGAACTACATTTACATTATCAGATTGGCAAGAATTAACAATCGGGTATATCGGAAATTGGCAACCAACAAGATATTATAGTCAATATGAAATAACAATAAATGGAAATAGTATTATAAGATGTATGATAGCACATACAAGTGGAACATCATATGACATTACAGAATCAGCATATTGGAATGTCATTGCAAGTCGAGGAGCAATTGTTGCATTATGGCAACCAAATACGAGTTATTCAAAAGACGAGGCAGTAATTTATAATGATGTTATATATTTAGCTAATTCAACACATATTAGTGGATCAACATTTGTTGGAGATATGGTCATTGGTTCAGAAAAATGGAGGACAATAAATACATCAACAACAGTTGGAGATTGGAAACAAGTAACAGAAACAAATATTGCAGCAGGAACATTAGTAAATATAACTGTAAATAATACATTGACATTTATATCACCACCAGTTGAAGTACTAAAATATATTGCAGGAGCACAAGGACAGGTTGTTACAGAATTTACATTTGTTGCCGGAGATGGAGCAAGTTTTACAGTTGATGGGGTAAGTGGTGAAACATCCCCGTATGTTACATTTGATGGTACAGCACACCTAAATAATATCTATAATTATCAAATGGTTTTAAATTCAGCATGGACAGGAACGGGACAATGTAGTATAGACAGTAACATTGATGATACAATATTTAAAAGGGTTGAAGTAGGAGTTGAGATATAGATGTCAGGAATAGATAAATATGTAAGAACAATGTTACATTTTGATACAGATTTTACGGATGAAAGTAGTATAATTTGGACAGGTGTAGGAACTCCAACCGTCTCAACCGCACAGAGTAAATTTGGAGGAAAATCACTATTGCTTAATGGCACTAGTCAGTATTTAGCAACTCCATCTTTTACTGGATTTGACTTCGGCACAGCGGATTTTACAATAGACTGGTGGGAGTATAGAACAGATTCAGGCACCAAAGGTGTATTTGCTAACAGCTCAATTACATCCGCTGGCTACCCTTTTTATGTGGGGCAATCAAATGGTTCAAATGTGATTTATTATTTATCAAGTAATAATTCAAGTTGGGATATAGCCAATGGCGTAACAATGGGAACAATAATTTTAAATGCCTGGACACATTATGCACTTGTTCGTTCAGGAACATCAATAAAGTCCTATCAAAATGGGGTATTAAAAAGTACTACTGCTTCATCATCAGCGATAGCAAGTTCTATTGGAACGGCAACTCTAGGTGGTCTAATGGTGTCAACCTCGTCATTCACTCAAGGATTTGCAGGCTACATTGATGAATTTAGAATATCAAAAGGGGTAGCACGATGGGCTGCTGCTTTCACACCACCAACTTTAGCATATTCGTATGAAAAATATTTTTTAGCTAAGTTAACAGCAGGAAATTATCAATCAATAAAAAGTGGTGCGTGGGTAGATTTAGGGATACCTGCGGATGATACAGCATTAATAGCATTAATGCAAGCAAGCGGCACATATTATCCACCAAAACAATCAAGTTTAGAAGCAATTGCAACGGGGGTGAATAGACCAAAAAGAGTATGTTGGCAAGATACAGCAGGGGAAACACGACCAACAATACAATTAACAACAGTTCCGCAGGATAAAATTGCAGTACCTAAAAATTTAATAAGCATGTACACATTTAATGATATAGTATCTGCTAGTGCGACAACTACAATATCAGATCATAATAAAACAGCAGTATTATTACATTTTGATAATGATACAGCAGTATTAGATTCTACAAAAGATATAATCCCAACTGGAACAACTTTAATAACTGGAACGAATAGTGTCGTTCCAGTTAAAGATATTACTGGTGTCAAAAACAAGACCTTTAGCATAACAAACAAATCAATACTAATAAATGATTGTACTAAAACTGATACAACCGGTAGTTTTACATTAAAAATTTCTGAGTATTTAACAGGAGCTGGAACAACTGGAGCTGCAGTACTTTTTATAAATTCTAATCCAGTACAATGGTGTGGATTATTATTTGGATATAAAGATGCTAATGGAAATAGATATTTAGATGTATCTAATAGTGGAACAGCTTGGAATGAAGTTAGTGCAATAATACCAACAACATTAAATGTATGGGTTCGATGGGAAATAGACTATGATGTTACTACAAAAAAACTATATCTATTTAGAGAAGGTATTTTGTTAAACACATGGACACTTTCAGTTGGAATATATTATAATCCTGCTGGTGGTTCTGAATTTAATGCTTGGTCTGCTCCAGGTACTATACAAGGTATGATTGCAGATTTTGATTTTATAAAAGGAACATGTACTCATACAACAGCTTATACACCAGATGCAATTAGTTCAACAGTAGTTAATAAAACATTTATTGCAGGGCTTACAGATGCTAATAGTAAATTTGGTAATGCAATGTATTTAGATGGTAGTTCATATTTAAGTTTACCTAACTATACATTGGATACGACAAAAGATTTTACAATATCTTTAAACACATTATTAACATCATGCCCATCAGGAAGTGGAATGCTTAGTTTAAATGGATCTTATGCGTATGATGCTGGAATACTTTTTGGATATAGTGATAGTACTAATTTTAAATTATTTGTTTCTAGTGTTGCATCAACAACTGCATGGGATATGATAAATTCATATAATATATGTACAATTGCATCTATATTAAATATATTGGTTAATTGGGAAATAGATTATAAAGATGCAACTAAAACTCTTTATATATTTAAAAATGGAGTTTTAGTTAATTCATGGATACTTCCGGCAAGAATATATTATGGTAATTTTGGAGGCAGTGCTATAGGATTCCGAGGCGGTTCTACTCCTTATCAAACAGGTTATTTTGATGAGATTTTAGTGTTAGAAGGTCAGTGTCTACATACGTCTAATTTCACAATACCAACAGCGGTATATACAGATAATTATCCACTTCGGGCAGCAATAAAGATGATATTATCATTAGATTTAATAAACTATAAGACATTTAATTTTACAACTCTAGCATGGGAAACAATAGATCCAACAGATTTAACCGCAGTAAAAACAAATGGAATATCAGCATCATTATTATCAACAATAACCGAGGCACAGTGGAATAGTTTTATAGGTACAGCAGCAGGAGTAGGAATAGGGTTTTTATTATCAGAAAATTATTCAGCAGATCAATGTTTATTAGATACATTAGCACTAACAGTTAATATGAAAGGTAATTGGTCAAAGGCAATACATGTTACCGATTATACATATGGTTATACTAATAATAATGTCTTGAGTGTAACACTAGTAACAGCAGGATCATTCAAGATAAATTATAATTCTGGCAAGTCAAACTAAGCATAGGTGGTGAGATTAAATTGGTAATAGATGTAACATTACTGGTACAATTAATAACAATAGTAGGGGCAATTGTTGCAGTTGCCCTTGCCTATGCAAAAGCATGGATAGTAAGACCATTCAATATTATATTGCAAGGACTTACAAATAAACTAGACCAATCTATAAATTCATTAGTTTTGACAATATCAAAATTAACGGATAGCGTAGATGGTATAAGGGAAATGCAAAAGGATTTGCTAGTTAGGCAGACAAGGAGTGACGAAAAAATAGAAGCATTAACACATAGGGTACACCAGATAGAAAGGGAGCATGAAAAGCATGAGTAAGTTAGTTTATAGCAGAGACAATGACGTTATTACATATTACAGGGATGATGGGAGTAATTATCCCTACCCTTGTCACCATGATTTTGTAGCAGGAGAAAATGAAAATGGTGAACCAAGGGCTACATTGCCCAACGGGGAATATACAGCAACAGCAGAACCTTATCCGGCAGAAAATTCTAGGGCATATGGAACATTCTATATTGATACGGGTGATCCAAGAGGTAGAGTTGTTCATGGTGGTGGTTCAGGTTGTGCAGATCCATTTGCACCAAAACAAGGTTGGCGGCCCACATATGGGTGTCTTCGTATGCAGAATGTTGATGGGGAAGAATTAAGTAGACTTATTATAGAAGATGGTAATGGAGTACCATTTACAGTGGAGGATTGATGGTATGAAAATTTGTATTAATGCCGGGCATGCACCTGATGGTAATCCAGATCCGGGGGCATGTAATGAATCGTTAGGAGTAAGAGAATCAGATATTTCATTAAGTATAAGTTATCTTGTTAAAAAGTATCTACAAAATGTCGGGTATGAAATAAATCTGATACAATCCGATAGTTTACAAGAAATATGTGATACAGCAAATTATTGGGGAGCAGATTTATTTATATCTATCCATTGCAATAGTGCAGATTCAAAAGAAGCAAATGGCACAGAAGTGTGGGCATATGCTATGTCAGAACAAAGTCATAAGATAGCACAAGCTATTGATACACAGATTGTAACTGCCTTAAATACAACTGATAGAGGGGTTAAAAAAGCTATACCCGGGGTAAATGGGTTGTATGTATTAACACATACAAATATGATTGCATGTTTGGTAGAAACTGCTTTTATATCTAATGATAAAGATGCTCAACTTTTAATAAATAAGCAAGATGATTTTGCAAGAGCAATAGCAAGAGGAGTAACAGATTATGAAATTTGATGACATTAGTATAATTGATTTGATTGTTGTAGTTGGTTTAGTAGCATCGCTTATTATTACTTTATACGTCGGTGATGGCAGTACTGCAAATGTTATAATTTCAGGACTTTTGGGATACCTTGGAGCAAAACATACAAATGTAAATAAACCTGTTGACAAACCAGATAAGGATGTGGTATAATAAATGAGTGAAAGGATTATAGGATTTTCAGGTGGTACAACATTATTAGATAAGGCAATTCAGTATGTTAGTGGTGCAATTGGGGAAGATGTTACCCATGTATTTACCATTGTTGATGGCCGACCATTTGAAGCAATGGGAACCAATAAAGACAATAAACCGTATCCAGGGGCGTGGTTTAAACCCATACATAAGTATGATAATGTTCCAGAAATAAAATATATTAAAGTAGAAATACCTGATGCAGATGCGTATGATAGTCTGGCATATGAAGAATTAGATGGAAGATTTTATGGATTTACAGATTGTGTTTCAACCGCGATAAAGATATTAACGGGCGAAAATATATTAATTGATGGCATGAAAACGGTAATGTGTGCAGAAACAATAGCACTAATGTGTAGAGCTGGTGGGTTAAATGTTTGTAGTGATTTAGAACCAGACCAGATTGCACCAATAGTTTTATATAGAGAATTAATAAATAACTTTGGTGGTATAGATATTACCGAAGAATATACAAAAGAGGAAGATGCATAAATGAGTACAGAAACAGATCAAGTTAAGCAAGCAGTAGAAGCGGTTGCATTAAGTTGGGCAACAATGACAGTATCACAGAAGAAAGACGATCTTACAGCGACATTGAACGCTGAAATTGCTGCAACAAAAAGTACATGGGTAAAGATTAGAGATAAAGGTTATATTGTACTGTTAGGTTTTGCTAATGATGCATTACTTAATAAGATTAACAGTTGGGTTTCGTAAGATCCGGGAGGTAGAGAAATCTACTTCCTTTTTTATTTGACATTTTTATATATTTATATTATAATGATATTAGGGAGGAATTAAATGATTACAGCAAAATATGGTAAACCAGTTAAACTAGAATCAATTCAAAGTGTTTACCTATTATTCCCATATAATATCAAAATTGTAGAGGTAATCCGAAGAATACAGAATAGATATTATAATACCATTAAAAAAGAATGGGAAATTGATGCTAGTAAATTAAAGTGGTTACAAGATGAATTGCCAAATATTGAATTTAAGATCGTTGGGAAAGAGAGAAAATCGCGCAAGAAAAAAGTAAAAGTAGTTAAAGAAGTATTAGCAGCAATGCCAAGTGAGATAAAAACCAAGTTATATGATTATCAGGTTGATGGGTTTAATCATGGGATGACACATGCAAAGTTTTTACTGGCAGATCAACCCGGTTTGGGAAAAAGTCTACAGCTGATCGCGATAGCGTTAGCAAGGCAGCAAGAATTTAAACATTGCCTAATAATATGTGGTATAGGCTCATTGATGTGGAACTGGTATAATGAAATAAAAGATCATACAGGCATTAAATCAACGGTACTTGGATCAAGGAAGAACCGAAAAGGCATATGGAATATCAAGGGCAATAAGGATAAATTAGATGATTTAAAGATTGCAGATAAATACTTTTTAATCACAAATGTCGATACGCTACAAAATAAACCGCTTGTGGAACAGTTAAAGAAAATGATTGACAAAGATATAATTGGTATGGTAATATTTGATGAGATACACAAGTTATCAAGTCCAACATCGTTATCAGCAAGGGCATTACTTAGATTATCACCAATGTATGCAGTACCAGTAACAGGAACACCATTAATGAACTCCCCATTATCATTATACCTGATATTAAAGTGGGTTGGGGCAGAGACAGGAAATTATGGGGACTTTAAAAGAGAGTATGCAGATTGGGGTGGTTACGGTGGGCATTCTGTAATTAGATATAAGAATATGGATCTACTGCAGAAAAAGTTAGATTCAGTGCAGTTAAGACGACTCAAATCCAAGGTATTAAATTTACCGCCTAGGATTGAGAAAACAGAATATGTGGAAATGACAGGTCCGCAAAAGAAGTTATATGCAGATGTTATGGATGAGGTAATGGCAAATATAGATAAAATAGAACTAAATCCAAATCCACTTACAATGCTAATTAGATTAAGACAGGTTACAGCAGATACATCAATATTATCATCAACAATTAAGGAAGCACCAAAGTTTGATAGAGCAGAGGAAATAATAGAAGAATTGGTTGCAAATGGTGAAAAAGTAATTATTGTTTCAAACTGGACCACAATTACAGATATTGCAGAAAGACGATTTAAAAGATGGAACCCCGCAGTAATTACGGGTAAAGTAAAAAACAGAATGGAGCAAAAAAATCGGTTTATGACTGATTCAAAATGTAAGGTATTAATTGGAACTACCGATTGTATGGGAGTTGGGTTAACATTGACAGCAGCAAGCACCATAATATTTTTAGATTTACCATATACATATGCAAGTTATAGTCAAGCAGCGGATAGAATACATAGAATAGGAACTAAATCAACTTGTTATATTATTTCACTAGTATGCAGAAATTCAATTGATGAGAGAATACAAGAATTAGTATTAAAGAAGAAATATATGTCAGATACAATAGTTGATAAAGAACATGATATAAACAGTAAAGAAGTATTAAAATATTTATTAAGTTAGGGGGATAAAATAATGAATAGGTCAGATAGGAAAATATTAGAAAATATGCTTATACAAGAGACGGCAAAATTTAAATTATACCAGTTGGTAAGATACAACTTTAAGGGAATTAATGACTCAAAAGAGATTTATTATAAGAATCAGATGCTTGACAGTCAATCAAAATATCATATATTACAGGAGGCAATGTACAATTTAGGTATTCCAGAGGAATTGCTAATAAAAATGGTCGATAAAGGTCTTGCAAAGGGGATTAAATATTTTAATAATTATCCAAATCCAACATTAAGATAAGTAAAGGAGTAATAATATGGATTTATTTCATAGATATAATAGTTATGACTATGTAAAATGTGGGGTAAGAAATTGTACATGCTTTCTTGAGGCTTATGATAGCAAAACAAAGAAAGAATCAAGACGGAAATCTCGGACGCGCCTAAAAATAGAGGATCTTAAAATATTTAAAGAAGTTATAGACAAATAAAAGGAGAATAATAAAAATGAAATATAAGATTGTAGCAGTAGACTTTGATGGCACTTTATGTGAAGAGACATTCCCGGAAATTGGAACACCGAATTATGTAGCATTATACACCATGATAAAATTTAGGAAGAACGGCGGTAAGGTTATATTATGGACTTGCAGAACAGACCAATATTTACTAGATGCAATAAACTTTTGTTATGAACACGGCCTACAATTTGATGCTGTGAATAGAAATGATCCCGATCATTTAAAAGAGTGGTTAAAGGCCCATCCAGATTCATCAACTAGTCCAAAACCATATGCAGATATGTACATTGACGATAAGGGAAACACAGAATTAAACTGGACGAAAATTAGGAAGGAGTTGTTAAAATGAAAATTGTAAAAGAATCAAAGTTTGATATTGGGAGCCATGTAAATGTCAAAGATATTACAGGTGAAATAATTGGTGCAACAGTTACAGATGTATATTATGATGAAGATTCACAGCTTTTTATGTACGGTATTGCAAACTATAGACCACCACTTTACCCGGAATATATGCTTACGAAGTATAAATAATTAATATTAAAAGAAATGAGGAATGTGAATGACACAGATGAATAGATTATATTTATTTATCACAACGCTTGTAGTGGGTATTTTATTGACTGGTATGGTTACTTATATGTTACATGTAGAAATAGTGCTTAAAACGCAATCTGAGACGATTGAGTGCATATATAAGGACCAAAAAGAACTTGACAATAATGGTAAAGAAGTTTATAATAAATATATGGAATTAAATAATGAAATTATTACAACAAAGGAAAGATTGGATGAAGTCAGCAGAGGAAAATTGGAAATGGATAGTAATCAAACGTGGGATAGAAGGGAAATGTTGGTATCATACTATACCGCATCCACAGAAGAATGTGGGAACAGCAGGGGGGTTACCGCAAGTGGAGAAATTGCTACTGTCGGGACAACGGTAGCAATGGGCAATAACATTCCATTCGGGACTAAAGTTAGGATTGATGGGCATATTTTTATTGTTCAGGATAGGGGTAATTATATAAATGATGATAAAATTGATGTATTAGTTGGAACAACCGAGGAGGCATTTTCACGGGGTATTCAGCATAAGACAGTGTATATTTTACAATAGGGGGATAATATTGGGACAAGATTTAAGTAATATGGTTTTTGGTGAATTAACCGTACAGCATATTGATAATGATAGACTATACCATTGGGTATGTAGGTGCTCATGTGGAAGTATTAAGAGTGTGCGTGGAACTAGTTTAATATCGAAGCACACAAAGTCATGTGGTTGCCTAGGGAGAATGACAGGGTATAAGCATGGTATGCGGAAAACACCAGAATATAAAACATGGCAGGGATTAAAGGATAGGTGCAGTAACAAAAATAACCCATCGTATAATAGCTATGGGGGTAGAGGAATAAAAGTATGTGACAGGTGGCTACATTCATTTGAGAACTTCTATACTGATTTAGGGAGTAAACCGTCAAAAAAATATTCTATTGATAGAATAGATGTAAATGGTGATTATTCACCGGAAAATTGCAAGTGGGCAACCCCAAAAGAACAGGCAAATAACCGAAGAACTAACATATATATTGATTTTAATGGATTACATTTAACTATCGCGGAATGGGCAAGATATTTGGGAATAGCTGTGAATGTGCTACATGCAAGAATTAGGAGGGGGGATTTGCCCCCAAATTTATTCAGAAAAGTTAATCATACAACAAAAGCAATTATAAGAAGAGGGGAATAAATATGGAATTTAGTACAGGAGATAAAGTAAAATTTATTGATAAAGATGATTATGAATATGATGATTTAAAGGATGAAGTTCTTACAGTAGTTGATATTAAAAGTTATCCCGGCGGCAATTTAGAACTTTTAGTTGAAAATGAAGAATATTATTTTCAGGAATCATTAAATCAGTTTGAATTAATAGAAAGAGAGGGGGAATATTAAAATGGCAAAAACAACATTATTACGAGCATGCAGCCGTATGAGTTTAGAAATTGGCAAGAAATGGTTTACATTTGAAGCACAGGAAGAAATAAGCCTCACCGCAAAGGATAATGTAGAAGAGGAAAAAGCAAAACTGTGGGAAAGAACAAATCTTACAGTTGATGAACAGGTGAATGATGCAGTTGAAATGGTAAATAATCCACCAGAAGGAGAGGCAGAAAAGTGAGTGATTTTAAAGAATTAGATGGTTATATTAAAAAAATAGACAGTGGAGTTGATTTAACAGATAATGAACTAGAGGATTTTCAAAGTTATTCAATGGAGGATATTGATGGTGAGCAACACAGATGGACACAAGATGTGGAATCAATTATTGAATGTGATGGAAGATTATTTAGTTTGATATGGAGTCAAGGATTAACAGAACAATGTGAATCATTTTATTGTGATCAGCCGATTGAAATTAAAAAAGTTGAAACTAAGAAAACAATTACCGTGATTGATTATGTACCAATTGGGGATGAAAAATAATGTATGAAGTGGGAGATTATGTAATTGTTAAATCAAGATCGTTAATGGCAGAAATAGTGGAAGACAATGATGATGATCCATTGGCCTTAAAATGGATAGATGAAATGTTTGAATATTGCGGACATACCTTTAAAATAGATGAAGTTTGGCACACAAATGGTCTGAAAAGATTTAGTTTGAAAGCAACGGATAGGTTTTTGTCGGTGGATTCATATACTTTTTGTGCTGAGTGGGTTGTAGTAGTTCCACTTAAACCAAAAGAAGATATTGAAATACTTTATCTAAAGGATATATTAAGCAATTATGATTGTGTAAAATCAAACCAAATGGCAGTAATGGATAAAATTCAAACTCTACAATCAGAATTAAATAATATTAATTTGGAATTAGATGGAATTAGGAGTAAATCGTATAAAATTTTATCTTGACAAATACAAGATATTGTGGTATAATTATATATACAGAGGAGGTACAACAATATATGGCACTATTTGGTAAGGAAGCCAATATAAAAAAGTATTATAAGGTTTTATCATTATATGATATGAATCAAGTAGCATTTCCAGAAAGTTTAGCTCTTCAATCAGCATTAGATGAATATTTGAAAAACAGAAAAGAACAACGTAACATGCCAAGTAAGATATCATGGCAGAAGAATTTAGATCTATTAAAGAAGTTACCAACAGAGGAACAAATGGTATTACAAGTAAATAAGGCAATATTACATGGTTGGAGAGCAGTTGCATTTGAGGATATGAAAATTGATAATAATGTAGTAAAGAGATCAACAAAGAAGTCCAAAGAAGTTGCATTATCAGAAATGAAAAGAAATGAGGAATTTTAATGGTTATTATTGGTGAAGATGAAGTATTTGACAGTGAAACAAACAACAGGGTGTTTATTTCAGACCGGACAGTATACTTTACAAACCCATATATTAGAGAAAATAGACAGACTGGCAGAATTAAGATTATGGGGTTGACTGCCGGAGATAATGCAAAAGAAATATTGAAACAGTATGCAAACAAAATGGACTCAGCGAGGGTGGTAAAATAGTATATGGATTTTAACGAATATCAAAAATTAGCAATGAGAACAGCAGGTAAAGCAGATCTTGCATGCGCAGGTTTAGGCTTAACGGGGGAAGCAGGAGAAGTTGCAGATATAATTAAAAAGCATTTATATCACGGACATAAATTAGATGTAGATGCAATCAAGAAAGAAATTGGTGATTGTTGCTGGTATGCCGCACTAACATGTGAAATATTAGGGATTGACTTTAATGAGATTGCTCAGATAAATATTGATAAATTAAAAAAACGTTACCCAGATGGATTTAGTGAAGAAGCAAGCATTAACAGAAAGGAATAACATGGAAATATATAAAAATATAAACACAGGTAAAATGTGTTATGTATTCAGTTATGAAAAAGAAGTACCAAAAGTATTTACAAAATTAGTTGAATTAGAATTAATTGATGTAGATAATTCAGTAAATGAGATTATTAAAGGCAATAATCCAAAGTCAAATTATATTTGTATTGAAATGAAAAATAATGCAAAAGCGGAATCGTATAAAATTGATAAAGAAAGTTTGAAGTTTAGCTATGAGTATATTAGAGAATGCAAAAGTAGAGAATGCTTATTGGATTCATTACCGTGCAAGAAAGAATTTCATAAGAATATAAGTCAATGTGCATTATGTAAAGATTATGGAAAGATATTAAGGGTATGATTAATTATACATATCCGGTTGTGACAACGGGAGTAACACTGACAGAATTACCGGACAAAATTTCACTATTTATTGAGATGGGACAATGTTATAATAACTGTAAAGGATGTCATTCAGACCATTTAAGGTGTGGTGTGGCGGATAAAACAAGTTTACAAAGCATAGTATATACGGTCCATAACGAAATATATAAAGGTGCTAATGCAGTTATTATTATGGGTGGTACAAATAATGGTGGAATTACAGAAACAACTTTAGTTGCGTTATTAAAAAGTGTAAAAGAAACATGTTGTTGTGTTGGGCTATACAGTGGATTAGACAAATTAGAAGATCACAAAATGTATATACCATACTTAGATTATCTGAAAATTGGAAGTTATAAAGAGGATATAGGTGGTCTTGCAACAAAAGGTACAAATCAGATACTATATAAAATTACAGAAGGTAAACTTGAAGATATTACAGGGTGTTTACAGAGGGGTTAGGGGATAAATTGTATAAATTAACAGATAAGCAAATTAATGAAAAGTGTCAATTCATTTCAAGCTATATTAAGGCTACAAATGCTGCAACAGGTAGTGAGATTGATGCTAATTCTAATATAATTAATAAGACCATTGCAACAATTGAATCAGAATTGTATAAAGTTGATATGACACAGGTTAATATGAGACTTGTGTGTGATAAGATATCAGAAATGTATGGGACTGAATTGGCAAATCAGTATATAAAAGATTTAGAATCACATGTAATTTATGCGCATGATGCAAGTTCATTAAGACCATATTGTGCCTCAATTACATTATATCCATTTTTATTAGAAGGAACAAAATGTCTTGGTGGAGTATCAAAAGCACCAAAAAATTTACAAAGTTTTTGCGGATCATTTGTAAATCTTATTTATCAAGTAACATCAGATTATGCCGGAGCAATTGCAACAGTAGAATTTTTACATTACTTTGATTATTTTGCACGTAAGGAATATGGGGAACGGTATCTAACAGAGCACCGTAGCGAAGTAATTCAAGAGTTACAGGGCGTGGTGTACGCGTTAAATCAGCCCGCAAGTGCAAGAGGTAATCAATCTTGCTTCTGGAACATATCAATATTTGATAAACCATATATGGCAGAAATGTTTAAAGGATTCTTTTATCCAGATGGAACAACCGTAAATTTAGAAAGTACAAGAGACCTACAAGAGGTATTCATGAGCTGGTTTAGGCATGAGCGCGAAAAAGAACTATTGACATTTCCAGTAGTTACAGCTAGTATGTTAACTAGTGATTCAGGATTTGTTGATACAAAGTTTATGGAATTTTGCAGTAGTGAAATGAGCCTAGGAAATTCATTCTTTGTATATATGTCAGATAGTGTTGATAGCTTGAGTTCATGCTGCCGATTACAGAACAAATTAGCAGATAATACGTTTAGTTATACATTAGGTGCAGGTGGTGTTGTAACGGGTTCAGCACAGGTAATTACATTAAATATGAATAGGATTGTTCAGACAAATGTTGACTTAGATGAAATTCAGAGCCGTGTGCATAAGTATTTATTAGCACATAAAGCATTATATGTAGAATATATTAAAAATGGATTGTTACCATCATTTACGGCAGGATTTATGGATATTGACAAGCAGTTTTTGACAATTGGTATTAATGGATTTGTTGAGGCGGCTGAATACTTAGGAATGACAATATCAAACAATGATACATACAAAACTTGGGCAGGTAAGGTTTTAAACCAATTGTCAATGAATAATAAGAAAGCACTGGAAGAAACGGGGTGTAGATTCAATTGTGAACAAGTTCCGGCAGAAGCATTAGGGGTTAAAAATGCAAATTGGGATAAAGCAGATGGATTAAAGGTAAATAGAGATTGTTATAATTCATACTTCTATTTATCAGAGGATGAAAATACCAGTATATTAGATAAGATTAAATTACATGGTAATGAGATTACACAATACTTGGATGGTGGATCAGCATTACATTTAGCATTAGGTCAGACAATTTCATATAAGCAAGCAAAAGATCTATTTGAACTATGCCGAGTTAATGGCGTACCATATTGGACCATAAATGTTAAATTTAGTGTATGTAACAAATGTGGTTATATTGATTCAAATACTGAAAAATACTGCATAAAATGTGGTAGTGATGATATTGATTATGCAACACGTGTAATTGGGTATTTGAAACGAATCAAGAATTTCAGTGAAGCGAGACAGCGTGAGGCTGAGAGAAGGTTTTATATTTGACGTTAGAAACAATTGCAACTAAATATAATATGAAAACAAATCCAGATATTAATCATGTGCAAGTGATCATTGACAAATTAAATAAGAATGATGGATTTTGTCCCTGCTTGCCAAATAGGAATGAAGATACTATTTGCCCTTGTAGATATATGAGGGAATTGCAAGCATGCAGATGCGGATTATATGTAAGATAAATTTAAAAGATGGGGATTAATTTCTTCATCTTTTTATTTTTATATATTGACATATATTGCAGACGGTGGTATACTGATATTATAGATGAGGGGGGAACGAAAATGGTATTAAACCAAACACTGACAGCAGATAAAAAGGTATTATGGTATATAAGAGCAACAGATGGTAAATGGGGCAATAAGTGTTTTGAAGATTATACAGAATGTGATTATCAAGTATTACCTGTGTATAAAGAAAATAAACTATGGGAAGACACAATGAAGATTAAATGGATCGCAAGGGGGTGTACACCAGAAACTGCTTTACTAACTGATACTAATAACCTAGAATATAGCATGGCTTTACCAGATCTACAACATATGCTAAAAAGGGCAGTAATAGATGAGGGATCAATTACAGGTGTATGGATGTATATAAAAAGAGGAAAGAATATAGGAATTAAATATTTAGAGGTGGCAAAATAATGTCGATAGAAATGATAATGTATAATTCTTTTATCATCCATAATTATGCAAGATTAAAATATAGATTAGTAGGGAGTATCGATTAATGAATATTATTGAACCGTCAGCAAAGTTATTACTGGATATGAGTGGTAAGGAAATGTTAGAAAAGATTGAACGTGCAGCAAGACTTTGTTATAAATCAGAAGATAAGATTCAAGAGGGCAGTGCTGAAAAGATGGTCAGAGGATTAATTAAAAGCGGACACTGTTATGATGGAGATACAGAGATACTGACTGAGCAGGGATTTATTAAATTTAGTGACTATAAAGGACAGTATAAGGTTGCAACAGTTAATCAAAATGGGTCATTTAATGGGTTTGAAATGCCAAATAATCTGATAGGTTACAATTATACTGGTAAGATGTATGACTATTCTGGTTCATTGGGTTATATGACAACAGCAGGTCATAATATGTTTGGAACAGTTAGAAGTATCTCTAGTGACGCAACAAATTATAACTACAAATTATTTAAAAATGATGAGATTGAATATAAACAAGATAATGGGAATAAATTAACGAATGGTGAACGAAAGTTCTATACACCTACAGCCTGTAGAATACCGGAAGATATAGATTGTTGGTGGGAATTAGTGGGATTTTGGATAGGAGACGGTAGTCGTCTGAATGGGAATAGATTAGAATTTCATTTAAAAAAGAAACGTAAAATAGATTATCTGATTAATTTAGCCACCAATTTAGGAATTATCTATAGCATTAAAAAAGGTAACAGAATAACTTTGACTATGAAAAATATTGGTAATGAATTTAATAGTAGGTATGTAAGGGATAAAGAGAAATTCTTACCACATATGGAGGACCCAATTAAAATTAAATCGATCATTAAGGGATTATTCAATGCTGATGGTAACAAGTCTAATTGGAGCAAAAATATAGGAACAACTTCTTCTTATGTTGCTGAGTGGTTAGTTAATCATGGTAGTTTAGCAGGATATACTTTATATATAGGGGATGTGACTAAACTAGACAATATTCATTGGAAACCACTTTATAGAGTAAGAATAAAAGCCAATAATTCTATAATTGTAAATGACACGCGGAAACCAGATAGTAAAGTAGTAATAATTAATGTAGATAACCTGCCAGTTTATTGTGTACAAGTATCCACTGGTATAATTATTGTTAGGGGTAAAAACAAAATACCATCTTTATGCGGAAATTGTGCAATGATTGAACATGCCGTATTTTCAGCAGATATTGTGTGTGATCGTGGCATTTCACATGAAATTGTAAGGCACAGACTATTCTCATTTGCACAGAGCAGCACAAGATATTGTAATTATTCAAAAGGTAAATTTGGAAGTGAGATTACAGTTATTAAACCATCAGGATTAAAGTCACCAGAAGATTCAGATGTAGCACAGGATTTAAACTTGTATCTTGCAAATAAAGCATGGGAATTTGCAATGAGACAGTCAGAAAATGCATATATGGAATTATTGGAAAGCGGAATGAGTACAGATATTGCAAGATCAGTATTACCAACATGTTTAGCAACGGAAATATTTGTAACAGGCAATGTAAGAGAGTGGCAACATTTCTTTAAACTAAGAACCGATTCGCATGCACATCCAGATATGCAGATTATTGCAAAGGATCTGTTAGGGCAATGCCAAGAAAGTATTCCAATATTATTTGACGATTTTAGGTGAGAAAATGGATATTAATAATGTAGATAAAGTAGAAGAATTGACTAGGCAATTTAACGCGTGGAAAGATATTATTAAACCACTTAGTAATGAGATAAAAAATGTAATAAAATGTCAGGTTTTATATGATGAGTTTAAAGTAGACAAGTATAAGCATGCCGTATTTAATGAAATACACACAACTGTAGAACTTGATGAAGAATGCAACGAAGCTATTCGTCCCATATTATTAGAAATATTTAAAAGAAGATTGCAGAATGTTGAAGAACAGTTAAAACAGTTATGAGCAGGTGATGAATTGGAATATGAATTTAAGTATATAGATAAGGGTTGTCCATTTTATGGAAATTGCAAAGATAACTGCACATTTACATGCACAAGATATATGGAGATAGATTATCTTATGAAGACATCAAATATACCTAAAGCACGACAAGGTGTAAATAAGTTAACACCAATGGATTGTGATTATGATGCATTTGTGCAACTCGCCAATATAAAAAAAGATATTGTAAATTTTGTATCAAATGGTAACTTTTTATATTTATATGGGGAGAACGTTGGTTCGGGGAAGTCGGTTTGGAGTATAAAGTTAATGCAAGCATATTTGGCATGTTGTCATTATGGAAATGGATTTAAGTCAAGGGCGTGGTTTGAATATGTACCAACATTACTATTATCATTAAAGGATTTTTATAATGTAGAAAAGAAACAAGAGATCATGACAAATTTAAGAGAAAGAGAACTTGTTGTGTTAGATGATATTGGTGCGTGTGAGCAGTCAAAATATGATGATACAGGAATATCAAGTATTGTGGATCACAGATATTCAAATGGTTTAAGTACAATCTTTACAGGAAATCTGCCACCAGATATATTAGATAGTAAAATAGATGTCAGGGTAAGCGATCGTGTACAAAGTGGTTATGTATTAGAATTAAAGGGTGTTGGCATGCGTGGCAAGGGATCAGTTTATAAGGCAGGTGGTGCAACGTGATCTCATCAGTACAGTTTATAAATAAAGTACTATTATCAAAAAATATCAATATGATTATTGACAATGCAATTACGTCAGAATATATGATTGGGTACGAAACTGAGTTTAACAGTATTATAAGTCATTATAAGCAGTATAAAGTTGTAATGGATAAAGAAACATTCATTGATAAGTTTCCAAATTGGAAGTTTATTGATGTGAGAGAACCAGATGTCGCATTAATTGATAGGCTACGAGAGGAACATTTATACACAGAAACAGTACAGGTCATTCAGCAATCAGCAAATCTGTTGACTACAAATGCAAATGAGGCTGTGTCATACCTTCTACAAACTGCTAAAACATTAACACCTGCATATTCTATTACAGGAATAGATATTGCTCACCACAACCAATCTAGGCTTGATTCATGGAAAGCAAAACATAATGGTGAAATTTGGTCAGTTGCAAGTGGGTTTCCTGAATTAGATAAATTGACATATGGTTGGTTAAAAGGTGAAGAACTAATTGTGCTGCTTGCTAGAAGTGGCGTAGGTAAATCTCAAATATTAGTAAAAACAGCTGTAACCGCATGGCAGAATGGGGAAACCGTTGGATTTATTAGTCCAGAAATGTCAGCTAATTCAATTGGGTATAGATTTGATACAGTTGTTGGAAGTTTTTCAAATACAGCTTTAATTACAGGTACAGAGGTAGAGGGGTATGAAGATTACCTTAAAAATGTAACAAAGATTAGTGAAAAGGAATTTAATGTAGCAATACCAAATGATTTTGGCGATACCATAACAGTAAGCAAATTGAGGCAGTATATAATAACTCACCATTTGACATTTTTATGTATTGATGGTATTTCATATTTGGAAGATGAAAGATATGCAAGAGGAGATAATAAATCAACAACACTAGCAAATATCAGTAGAGATTTATTTAATCTGTCGTTAGAATTTAAAATTCCTATATTGACAGTTGTGCAGTCAAATCGTAATGGAACAAAGCAGAAAGATGGAGTAGTTGGGGAAGTAACACTTGAAAATATCAGAGATTCAGATGGTATTGCATATAGTGCAACAAGGGTTATTTCAATTCGTCAGTGTGGTCCGGCATTAGAATTAGGACTACAGAAAAACAGATACGGTAAATCAGGATCAAAAGTATTATATACATGGGATATTGATCATGCTATTTTTACATGGATACCAACAATTGAAGAAATACCGGATCAGGAAGTAAAGGAAATTCAAAAAGAAAACTTTGGAAGTGTATTTTAGGGGAGGAAATAGGGATGTGGTATCACGTCAGAAGAGAGTTTACAGGTAAGAAACCAACTATAAAACCATCAATACCAAAGGCGGCCGAAGAGTATAATTGGTGTAGATCAGAAGAGGGTGATATTCCTAGAATATGTGTGTCGGATACAGTACTTAATTGCTTGAGAGGTATTATGGGAATAGAAAAACCAGCAATGGATGATTTTAAGAAGTATTTTCACGAAAACCCTTATTTGTATTTTACAGAGGAAGTTCCATATATACCTCCAAACTGTTCGGATTTTCGAGAAAATAGTGAACATTGGTTTATTACTCCAACTAAATTTATTTATTTAGGAAGGGTTGATATGTATAAACTATTTAAATATAGTAAAATATGTCTAACGGTAGAGGAAAAAATAAAATTTATTCATTCAAATAAGTATATTTTACATCCAGAAAGGATTAAAAGTAACATAGTAACAGATATGATGAGGGGGAAAATTAATGACAACAGATGTAACAAAAGCATCTCATGATTTATATGCAGCCATGAAAAGGTGTACAAACAGTGAAGAAGTAAAGAGTTTAACATTAGCTATTGCATTATTGAATTCATTGGTGTATGATGTAGAAAGATGCCCGATATGTAATGGTGAGATGTCAGCAGAGTGGAGTGCAAACTATGGAAGCATTGTAGACAATATATATTTTAGTTATTGCAAAAGTTGTGAATATGTAAAGGCACATTTTTAAGGGTGAGTAAATGGGAAAACATAAACCATGGTTAACACGGAGAAGAAGGATGTTAGAATTTGCAGTTAAAAGCTACAACACTAAAAATGAAGTCGCAGTATTTGATGAAGAGATTGAAGAAGTTGCAAAGTTTAAGCAATTAAAGGAATTTTTAGAAGGTGTAAGCGATACAAGATTCATAAAATGCCCATTCTGCAAATCGGAAAATATCATTGAGGGTTGCTGTGATGCGGTAGCCTTTTATGGCAAGGAAGATGTGTACAGAGGTAAAATTGAGGATATAATTGTAACAAGATGTGATGATTGTGGGTATACAAACGTACATATAAAGGGGGATTAGATATGTTTTACAAATGTATAAGACAGTTTAGGATGCCAAGGTATGAAGAATATATGTGGTACACCATCTTAAGAGGTTCAATTTGGGAATATTGTGGGTACACCGGTAAGGAAGATATATCAGGATTACTGCGATTGCAAAATGGAAATGATTATATTGAATTACCTCGTAGTGGATTGGTAGCAAATTTTAGAAAATTTATACCATACAAGGAGATGTTTTAATGCTAGTTAAAGTAATCATATCATTAAATGAACCAATTGAATTTGAAATGAACGTACCGGAATTAGAGAATCAGGGCAGAGGGTATTTTGACCATGCTGTCCAAATGAGTGCAGAGGAAGCAGTATTGGGAATGGTTAAAATTAAATGGGAAGAGATTAAATGATCAAGGTATCAAACCATCCATTGCTTGAATCAGAAATGACAATTATAAAAGAGTTGAAGCGGCAAGTTAATATGGATAACCCCTTACTATTATTTAGAGATATAAAATCAAGTGGGGATAACATCATGGTAACTTGCCCTTACCACAAAAATGGTCAAGAGCGTCATCCAAGTGCGGGAATTTTAACAAGGGATATCATGAGAAGTAATGAACCCGTATTAGCTGGAACATTTAATTGTCAAACATGTAAGACAACAAAGAGTTTTGAAGAATTAGTATCCAATTGTTTTGGCTATGACGATATGGGAATGTTTGGTAAGAAGTGGCTTTTAGAAACGTTCCTCACAATTGCCGTAGACGATAGAAAGCCTATAGACTTATGCAATCTATCACGCAATGTAGAAAAAACTAGTACAGACAGCGTGAGTGAGGTAGAATTGGATTCATACCGTTTTACACATCCATATATGTATGAAAGAAGGTTAAATGATGAAACCATTGAAAGATTTGATGTTGGGTATGATAAATCATTCAAATTAGTTGAAGATGGGAACGAAATTGAATGCATAACATTTCCTGTCCGAGATAAAACTGGAAAGGTATTATTTATTGCAAGAAGAGCAATTGATAAAAAGATGTTTAATTATCCAGTTGGGGTAGAAAAACCATTATATGGAATTTATGAATTGAGTCAATTAGAGGAATATCCAAATGAGGTTTATATTTGTGAAAGTATTATAAATGCATTGACAATTTGGAGTTATGGTAAATATGCAGTAGCATTAAATGGAACAGGCAATAAAGCACAGTGTGAACAATTAAAACAACTACCTGTAAGGAAATATATTATAGCATTAGATAATGACACAGCAGGACATAAAGGAAAAGACAGAATTACAAAAGCATTGATAAACTGTAAGTTGATAAATTATGTTAGTGTTCCCGAAGGTAGAGATATAAATGATTTAGAAAAAGAAGAGTTTGAAAAATTAATTAAATATTTTTGTTGACTTTTGTTGTGTATCGTGATATTATATAACAAAAGGAAGGAGATAATAAAAATGAATAAATTGAATAAACTTATGGACCAGAAGGTGTTAATTGAAAAGTTAGCACAATTAAATAAAGAGTATCCAGAACTTGAAGTAATACCAATGTTTCCAAGTGAACAAGACTCCCATGGGGAACTCAGAGGAGAAATAGCAGCAGTATATATAGATAAGTATTTTACAAAGGATGGGACAATTTATTTTAGGCACGATGATTGGGATGAATTATTAGATAGTCTTATATGGGATATTGATAATTTTGATAAGCTTGATGAAGATGAACAAGCCAAAGAAATAACAAGATGTGAACAGATTATTTGTAAATATCCATGGAAATCGTGTGTTGCACTTTCAATTAATACGTATAAGGAGATTAGAAAATGAATAATCAAACAGAAAAATATATTGTTTTAAAACCACTTGCAGAAAGATTTAGTAAGATTGCAAATGAGATTGATGATGATACAATAAGATCAATAATTAAAGATGAACTTAGAGAACAAGTTAGGAATGCAATTGATTTTGGTCCGCTATCAGTATATATTGAAGAATACGTTGACGATAACGAGGATGAAATTAAAAGGCTAATTAGGGATAGCATACAACAACATTTTAAAATTGGAGGTAGATATTAATGAAAGAACTTATTATATTGAGTAGTGATTGTTCTCTAAAGGGAAAAACGCTTATTGGTGTACATTTTCCACATATTTATGATACATATTCTGGATTGCCGGAAGGAAATTCAATTTCATATATTGTGGTAGAGGACAATGAAAAAAATGTATGTATTTATCCAATGTACATTACAATAGACCATTCAGAAGATGATAACGACATAGAAAATGAACCAGTTGATAGAGATGAATTTCTACAGTCTTTGACTAACAGGGATGCAAAAAAGGCATTTATGGCAATTACAGGTTTTTGTGAAGATGAGTACAAAATTTTAGTACGTGAAGAATTAGAAAAAGTACGTAGTAATAAGGAATTAAAACAGAAAGATTATGATATTCAGTGGTATAAAAATATGCGAAGCAATATTGAATTTCTTAAAAACAAGTATCCAGACGTGGAATGGGAGGATGAATAAATGAGAAATTTAGTGAGCATTCAAAGAGTACTAGATATTCAGCCAATTGAAGGGGCAGATAAAATTGAAGTGGCAACAATTCTTGGTTGGCATGTAGTTGTATTAAAAGATCAATTCAAAGTGGGTGATGATGTTGTATATGCAGAAGTAGATACAATTATGCCAGACAAACCAGAGTTTGAGTTTTTAAAGAACAGCCAAGGCAATATGCAAAGGATTAGAACAATTAGACTTCGGAAACAAATTAGTCAAGGGATTGTGTTTCCAGACAGTATTCTACCGCCGGGGGAATATATGGAAGATCAAGATGTAACTGAAATAATTGGTGCAACAAAATATGAACCAAAATTACCTGCTAATTTAAGAGGCGAAGCAAAAGGGTTATTTCCAGAATGGATTCCAAAAAGTGATGAAACCCGAGTACAAAATTTGCAGCGACTATTAAATGATAACAAGGGTGTAAGATGTTATGTTACCGAAAAATTAGATGGAACAAGTTTTACATGTTATCTTAAAGATGGTGTATTTGGAGTATGCAGTAGAAATATTGATTTAAAAGAAACAGAAAATAATTTATACTGGAATATCGCGAGATTACTTGATTTCGAAGATAAATTATGGAGTGTACATGATGTATTACCAAATATTATGCTGCAGGGGGAATTAATTGGGGAGGGCATTCAAAAAAATAAATATGATGTTAAAGGGTATAGCATCAGATTCTTCAACGTATTTAATATTGACACACAAGAATACCTGCAGTATCAACAATTTGTATCACTTATGGATAAACTTAGATTAAGGACAGTGCCTATTTTAGAGGATCAGTATTTACTATCAAATGATATTGACAGTATTGTGAAAATGGCAACAGGAAAATCAGCATTACGTGATATTCAACGTGAAGGACTTGTAATTAGACCTATTACCTACACCTGTGCTAATAATCGGTATGATCGAATCAGTTTCAAGGCAATCAATCCTGAGTTTTTATTAAAATATAAAGATTCATAAAAACAGTTGACAAAGTAGTTTTAAAATGGTATTATATAAGAGTAGAGAAAAGGAGGAAATAAAATGATCTATAAACGTAAAGAGGAACTTGTAAGTACATTCCAGTATGATGGTGATCTACGTGGTAAGAATGGGTATTATGTACCTGATTGGGCAGTTCAACTGCATGAATTAGGACAATTATATTATGATAAAGGTACAGATGGAAGAGAACCATGTGAGCTATTTTTTGAAAATAGTAACGGATTATATCATGTGGCAGTGAATGATTATATTGTAAAAGATAATGAAGGAAATATTTCAGTAGTACCAGCGGAAAAATTCAAAGAAAAATATGAAAAGGTGGTAAAACATTGAAAACATTTAAAGTTTATTTTGAAATGGAAAGTTCATGGGAAAGTGTTGAAATTGATGCAGAGTCAGAAGATGATGCAGAAGATAAGTTTAATAGTATGTGTGCAGATGATATCATGGACAGAGCAGGTGTTGTTACAGAATTTAGCATAGATGAAGTGGAAGAGGTAAAATAACATATGAAAGAAGCAGAAGCATTAGAGCTACAAAAGACATTAAATCTAGTTGCAGAATCGCAGATTAAGGACTTAGAAGAACATCAGATTAAAATTTTTAATCAGCCAAATCTTAAAAATCGCAAAGCATATAGGGCCGGATATTAAGATGCGATGAGCAATTGCATTAACTACATTAAGAAATCATTAATTAACTCATATGATAAAAAGAAAAAGGATGATGAAAATGAAAACAATGGTAAATAAACCATACGTAATGATCAAACAGGTATTCGCAAAAATGGCAAAAGAAAACAGAATGAAACGGCTGAAAGCACCAGCGCACAGAAAAGGGGATAAATAATAATGGCTAGAATTAATATTGGACAATATCAGGCATATCAAGAAGCAAGAGAAGCAAACGACGGTGCAGAACGTACACCAGTTAAGTTTTATCCATATTTTTCACTAAAAAAATCAAATGAAACCGCACGAGTTAGATTATTATCTGCTACAGTGGATGATGTTGATGCATATTTCATTCATAAAGTGCCATGTGAGAACAAAAAAGGTGTTAAATATTGGAAAGAAGTAAATTGTCTAAATGAGGACGGCAGACACGTCGATGATTGCCCATTTTGTAAAGAATATAATCACCTTAAAGGCGAAGATGGAAAATCGGATAGTCGACATAGACACGCAAAGGTATTCTTAAAATTAGTTAATATTAATACCAATCAGTATGAGTATTTTGAACGCGGTATGGGTTGGGTAAAAGATGAATTAAGTCCATATGCAAAACGTAATTTACCTTTATATGGTAAAGTAATTGAAATTGAACGTATTGGATCTGATTTGCAGACTACATACAAATTATATGCATGTGATTCAGATGAAAATGGAACACCTTACCCACCGGTAACAAAAGAAGATATTGAAGCACTTTTAGTACAATATGAAGTACCTGAAATTTTAGGAACAACATTGATGGATGCAAGTGCAGACCAAATGAATTGTTATATCGAGCAGGGATTTTTGCCATTTAATTCAATTCCGTCTGCAACAGTAGCACCGAGTACAGAAGTTAAATCAGAACCGACCAAACAACCAATTGCAGCAACACCACCAGCAACGGCAGTTGAACCTCCATCTAAAGCACCTGAACAACCGCCTGTACAAACAAAAGTACAACCAAGACACAGACCAACTCCAAAGGTAGACTTTTAAAGTTTGAGTCTATTTAGTGTTAAGATCCCTACAAGAGCCAATAGTTCGAGTAGGGATTCTTTACTATTAAGCAAGACGTCAGATATTGAGAGTATGGGTGCAAAGGTAAGACTAAAGGGTGGAAATTCACTAATTGATAAGATAGCCGGAATTAAAGCTATGGTAGAAAGCAGTCTTGCGGAGTATAAAGCAAAGTATTATGTAATTAGAGATGCAAATGAATTATTTGAATATATAGATAGAGCGACAAAAGATGAAATAATCGCAATGGATACAGAAACAAGCGGATTAGATGTATTCAAAGATGTTATTGCAGGAATAAGTTTATATTCACCTTCACAAGTTGCTTGCTATATTCCAATAAATCATGTATCATATATTACAGGAGCAAAAGTAGATAATCAAATATCTATTAAAGATATAAAAAAGGCTATGCAAATGATTGTTGATTTAAATATTAAAATTATTTGGCATAATTACATGTTTGATAGAAGAGTAATTAAACATCAAGTAGGAGTTATTTTACCATGTTATTGGGATACATATATTGCATCGAGATTGTTAAATGAAAATGAAGATGAACATGGGTTAAAATTTTTACATAACAAATATATATTAAATGGTAAAGCAGACATATTCAAGTTTGGCGAATTATTTGATGGTATCCCATTTCCAATGTTACCAATTGAAACAGGCTATCCATACGCGGCACATGATGCTGAAATGACATTTGAATTATTTGGATTTCAACTTCCATATCTTACAAAGGGAACACCAGAATGTATTAAACAAAAGCTGGACAGGGTTTGTGATATATTCTATAATATTGAAATACCAGTATTAACACCAACAGCAGAAATGATGGACAGAGGGATAGAATTAGACTTAGCAAGGGCATATGAATTAAAGATTAAATATGATAATATTGGTAAGAAATACCATGAAGAATATTTAAGATGCTGCGCGGAATTAGAACCAGAAATTAAAATGTATCAATGCCAGACAAAGCACAACAATATTGAATATCCACCAAATCCAGCAAGCCCACAGCAATTGGCTACAATGTTTTATGATGTTCTTAAAGTATTAAAGCCAGTCCGGGATAAAAAGACAAAGAAAATGACAAGACCAACGGGTGTGGAAGTATTAGAAACAATACCAGAAATACCAATTGCAAAGGCTATTTTAAATATTAGAGGAATTAGCAAATTAATTGGAACATATATAGATCCACTAATTGAAAATGCTAAAGCAGGTGACGGACGAATACATGGTAATTACAATACGGTAGGTGCTGACTGCATTACGGGGGAAAGTCTAGTAATTACCTCTAAGGGGTATGAGGAAATATCGGATATAGTTGGCAATGTGGAGGATAATACCTTTAAATCAACGGACACTATAATTGTGAATAAGGATTGTGAGTATGAAGTAGCATCAAAGGTTATAAAATTTAGTAGTATAGATACGATTAAAATAACTACAAGAATGGGAATTACAATTGAGGGAACGCCCCATCATCCTATTAGAGTGTCGGGGTATACACTAGCTAATAGACATACTAACCGAGGAATAAATTATGACAAGAAGTTGTATACAACCGGAAAGTTCAGACTACTAAAGGATCTAACAATTGGTGATTTGGTTGAAATACCATTTGGGTTTAAAAAGTTCCCAGCTAACTATGTAAACCTTTCAAAATCATCATATATTCCCACCACACGAAGTAAAGTAATACCAAAAAGTAAACCAGGTGTGATGACAGAAGAATTAGCAGAATTACTTGGTGTGTACAATGCAGATGGTAGTATAAGAACATCAAATGGATCATATACTATAAGAATATCAAATGATGATCCTGATGTAATTAACAGGGTTAAATACTTATTTAACAGTGTATTCGGTATAAATGGTAAAACTATAAAGGCAAATACAACAATGGAAACATATGTATCTAGCAAAGGTATTTCATGGTTTGATGATTATATTAAACATGGGGCAAGGAATAAAAAAGTATGTAAAGAAATTAGAATGTCCCCATGGAGTGTTATAAAGGCATTTATTAAGGGGTGTACACTTGATAGCTCTTTATGTGGGAACAGATTAAAATTAAGTATAACAGATGATGTAACGGCTAAATTTATACAGGGGTCTTTACTAAATTATGGTATACTATCTGCTATAAACAGAACTGACAGTAAATATCACGAATATAAATATAATAGAATAACAATATCAAGGTTTAGCTACAATACATTTATAACGGAAGTAGGGGTGATTGAAACAAAAAAGGCATGTGCAATGTCAACTAATAAAATGGATAAACCATTACAGTATTGTAACTATATTTATTTACCAGTTACAAAAATTGAGACTGGAACAAATGATGTATATGATTTTCATGTGCCAAATACGCACAGCTTTATAGCTAATTCTGTTATATGTCATAATACAGGAAGGTTTACATGTAAAAAACCAAATCTGAGTAATATTCCAAGTCACAATGAAGAAATTAGAACAATGTTTAAAGCAACAGATGGAATGATATTTGTAGGGTGTGATTTTTCGCAACAGGAAATGATGGCAGTTGCATCAATTGCAGATGATCATAAAATGTTAAAGGCATTTGCAGATAAGAAGGACATTTATTCAGCAGTAGCAAGTATTGCATTTGGATTTAAGTATGAAGAATGTGTTGAAAAGAATGCAGATGGGACAACATATAAAGAAGGCAAGGACAGAAGAAACAAAGCCAAAAAAGTTTGCCTTGGCATCATCTATGGAAAAGGAATACCGGCAATTGCAGAAGAATTACATGTTGATAATAAAAAGGCACAAGAAATACAAGATGCAGTTTTAAGAGCTTATCCTGAACTTTCAAGATATTTAGAAAATGTTGTAATTAGTGCAAAACTAAACGGATATGTAGAAACATTTTTTGGAAGAAAACGTAGACTTCCTGATATTCAATTACCTGATTTTGAATTTGGTGAAAATGTATCAGATGAGATTAAAGCATCATATTTAACAGCATTAAGCCAAACAAGATCATACAAAGAAAAAGATGAAATTATTAGGCAAGCAAGAACAAAGCATGTTAATATTAGACAAAATGGTGGGTTTATTGCACAGGCAACACGTCAAAGTTTCAACTCGCCGATTCAGGGTACAGCAGCAGATTTAACAAAAAAGGCTATGATTGCAGTATACAATAGGACAATAGCTGGAGATCGGCGGTTAAAAGAATTAGATGCACATATGTTATTACAGATTTATGATGAAATTATTATGGAATGCCCAGTTGAGCATGCACAAGAAGTTGGTAAGATATTAGAGGAATGCATGGTAAGTGCTGGTAATGATTTAAAAGCTCAATTGATCTGTGATGCAGTATATAGCTTCGTATGGTATGGTCAAGAATACACTTTTGATGAAGGTGGAAAATTAATAGAGTTGAAAAAAGAGGATTAAAATTATGCGTGGAGGAATAGAGTCTGCCAAGTTGGCAAAAGAAATGGAGTGGGAGAAATGTCTTATGGGTATTAAAACGAACAATAGTGATAAGTCTGAGTATACTTTTGATGATAGATTTTTACCAAAAAATTGTATTTGTAAATTATGTGGGGAACACATCGATGTGGTATTACATCAACATGCGCAATTGCATGGATTCAAAGATGCGTATGAGTTTTTAGCAAAAGATTGTGTATTATATGATAAAGGAGATAATAAAAATGAAAATTAAGACATCTATTTTAAGAAACATGTTAAACCAAGTGGCAAAATCAATCAAGCAGGATAAACTTTACCCATTAACAGCTTTAATTGCAATGGAGGCAAGCAATGGTAAGTTATCAATTATGGGATCAGACGGTGCAAATTATGTAATTTCAAAGACGGAAGAATTAATTGAAGACGGCCTGGAATGTGTTGTACAGACTGAAACAATTCAAAAACTAATCAATACAGTTACAACAGATGAAGTAACGCTGACAGCGGAAAATTTAGTACTAACAGTTAAGGCAAATGGTAAATATAATATTGAATTACCACCGGATGAAACAGGCAAGCCAATTAAATACCCTATGTTTAAGTATGAAGAAGGATTTTTATCAAAGGAAGTTGTTAAAAGAGTTGAGTATGATAAGACGTTAAAGTATAATGGAATTGCAGTCGGAAGTCCTCAAATTGGGGAAGGAAAATTACATTCATACTATCAAGGGTATGGATCTGTTGTAACAGGTGATGGTGGTAATATTGCACTTAGCTATAGTCATTTATGTGATAACAAATTATCATTAACACCTGATACAGTTAGATTGGTTACAGGATTTAAAGAGGATGATATCACATTAGCATATGGAAAAGACCATAGTCTGTTATATTCAACAGATACATTTATGGTATATATCAAAGGGTATGCACCTGACTTCCCATTTGACGATGTAAAACCAGTATTGGATATAAGTTACCCATCAATGTGCAAAGTAAGCAGGAGTGAGTTGTCAGGGGCAATCAGAAGAATGCAGATCCTTAAGTCAAAGTTTGATATTAACACAGCAACATTAAAATTTAATTGTAGTGGAGTTGTTATAGAAGATGGTAAAGGTAAGAGTGAGGAAAAAATTAATTATATTGAGTCTAATAACCCTGTCGATTTTAAGTTTGTCGGCATTATTGATAAGCTTAAGCAAATTCTTTCTACTATTGTTTCTGATACTGTTATTGTAGAATATGGACTTAAAGGAAGTATTGTGTTTTGCAATGATGAGGTAAAAATTATCACAGGAGAATATTCAGCATGAGAAAATTATTACAGTTAATTTGTGAAAAGCAAAGATTAGCAAAAATTAAACCAAAATTAAATTATGAAGTTCCACCGTATAGTCAGTTGTATGAGGCAGAATGGGGAAGGGTGGCAGTACTTGCAAGTGGCAGCAAGGGTAATTGCACATATATCGAAATAGAAGGTACAAAGATCCTTGTTGATGTTGGGATTACAACAATTCAGGTTAAAAAGAAATTAGCTGAACTCGGTGTAAACATTGAAGATATTGAAGCTATTTTAATTACACATGAACACATTGATCATATTAGAGCATTACCTGTGTTAATGAAAAAATATAAAATGCCCGTATGGTCAAAAGAGGGAACAATAGAAGCAGTAAAGGAAAAAATTGATGAATCATTATATGGCCAATTAAAATCAATGAAGGATAGTTCAAAACAGATATGTGTAGGATTTGCAGGAGATCTTACATTTTATGGGGTATCAACATCCCACGATGCTGAAAGTCCGTGTGGGTATTTTATTGAAAGTGGCTCACATTATGTTTCAGTGTCCGTATTTACAGATTTAGGATTTATTACAAAAGAAATTCAAGAGTCGTTAAATATGTCGGAAGTAATTGTATTAGAATCAAATTATGATCCAGTGGTGTTAGATGAATGTTCATATGCACAAGAGTTGAAAGATAGAATTGTTAGCAATACCGGGCATTTATGCAATAAGGTAGCTGGAAATATATTAACAGAACTAGACAACACTAAAAAACGAATCATATTTTTAGCACATATTTCACATGAAGCAAATTCACCAGAAGTATGCTATAATACAATAATGGAAATATTAAAATCAAAGGGTAAATTAGATAATTTTGATATCAGATTAACAAAATAGGAGGAATAAATATGTATGCAATATATTTTTCAAATATGGGTTTTTATCTAGCGGGAAAAGACAGTGAAATTAAAGTATTCAAAACCTATAAATGGGCACAGGCAAGAATAGATAGATATTATAGACCTGATGAAGCTAAAGTTGTTAAGATTAAAATTGTATTAGATGAAACAATTGGTACGAATGAATTAAGGGGTTGATAAAATGTATGCAATTTACAATATGATTGATCGGTCATATTATGGATCGAAAGATACCCAAATAAAGGTGTATAAAACAAAAGCAAATGCATTGAAACAGTTAGGACATTTCATGCGTAAAAATACGTTTTGTGTTGTGGAATTGATTATTATGAATGGTGCTTATTGGACAGTTGATAATAAAGCAACGGGAGGATGTGAATAGCTTATGAGTCTTGCAAAGAATTTTGAGGATAATGTAAAAGAGCAACTATCTAAGTATAAGCATACATGGGTTTTTCGTATCTATGATCAGACAGCAGGTTTCAAGGGTATTAACTCGCCAGCAGATTTTGTAGTATATAATCATCCACATATGTTTCTATTAGAATTAAAAACAATACATAGTAACACATTAAATTTTACATCAGGGATTAGAGAAAATCAATGGGAAGGTTTGGAAATAGCATCTAAAGTAAATGGAATTGTGGCAGGTGTAATGGTATGGTTTGTTGAAAAAGACATTACAGCATTCATAACAATACAGGAATTGGTTAAATTAAGAGACTCGGGTAAAAAATCATTATCATCACAGGATGCAATAAAATTTGGATTGGTAATTAAAGGAAAAAAGAAACGGATATATTATGATTATGATTTTACGGAATTGTTAAGGGGTGTATAAATGCTTATTGAAAAAGAGAAATTACTTGAAAAGGAATTAATGGGTCATATTATCCGGCATAGAGTTGAGGCTGATAAAGCATATCTAGTCGTGCTTAGTGATGTACATACGGGATTAAATGATCGTACCAGTTTGCAGAAAACCGTTGAATTTATATTAACAGTACCAAATGTATATGTTATCCTAGGCGGGGACTCAACAAACACAATTACGCGAAATTCCAAAGGTAATGTATTAGAGGAAAAGTTATCTGGCGATAAGCAGTTATATGCAATTGTTGAGGATATGAAACCTCTGTATGAAGCCGGAAGATTAATTGGCATATGCTCAGGTAACCATCCAAAACGGGTACAAGATGAAACATTCATCAATACCGAAATGATTATTGCAACACTTCTTGGTAATCCCAAATTGTATATGGGAAGTATGTGCTTATTTTATATCAATGTAAATAAAAACTGCTATGTTGGTGGGGTTATTCACAAAGGCAGCAAACAAGAAAACTATTTTGAATATCTTCATGCAGATTTAGTATTTAGAGAACATTTCCATTTAAACAAAGTAATTCCAAAAATTATAATTGATCACAACAGAACGAATAAAAAACCAATTGTAAAAACTGTATATGATATATTTGCAGGAAGTTATCAAATCTACCCTGATTATGGCAAGTCAAGCGGCTACAGACCACTAATCCCGGGAACACATTTTGTTGAATTAAGTGGGGTAAAAGAAAAATGGGGAATGAAAGTCTTTACAGATAATGATTTTTATGATATAGTTAAAAATGGGTACAAAGTATAATATAAAGGAGATATAAAAATGAAAAACATACAGTATGGTGAAATTGCTAGTATATTAGTGTTAAATGGAGATGAAGGTGGTTCTGTGAGTTGGGAAGTTGGCGAAAATGTTATTATGGGACATGGTGACATAGGTGGAGTTATAGCAGAAATACGGGATACCTCAGATGAGTATGGGACTAATTTTGTATGTACAGATGACAAAGGAAATGCATTACTTTATTTTACAGGCGGTTCATACCAACTTTCATATAATAAGAAAGAGGAGGAAAAATAAAATGGAAGTTACAATGTATAAATGTCCAGAATGTGGTGTTATAAGCACAAGAGAAGAATGGAACGATACTACAAGTAGATGGTTTGTGGAAGAATACTACCCAATTGAGGAAAATGGTATTGATTGTTTTTATATCTGCCCGTGTTGTGATGAAGAAGTACTTGGTTGCAATATTGAAGAAATGGTAGGTAATTTCAATGAATAGATTAATTGATTTTGGATCGGATGATTCAGGTGTCTACCCTGTGAGCATATTTACGGATGATATTTTAAGAGTATCCATAGGACAGGATGGAATAGATGACAAATTATTTAGAGTAAAAGTAGATCATTATGAACCTCTTATGACAGTAGTTTATGCAGGTGATTATAAAGGTGCTTGTTCAGTATATTGTGGTTTGATTCGTGTAATTGCAGAAGCAAGGGAAGTGGTGTATGAAAATGCAAACAGAAGTTGAAAAGCAATCGCAAATCATAGATGAATTAGTAACAATAGAAGTAAACAAAGTTGCCAGTGAACTTGATACCTATATTCATTATGTTAAGACCATCCTTGATCAATATGAAACTCAGCCAATATCGGACAGGGAATTGGAAGATGTAACCTTGTCAGTTGCAACATTATTATACTTCGTATCAGCCGAACTTGAAAGGGTTGGTATCAGGGAAGATATTGCCGACTCAGTAAAGCAAAATAAGTATGATGATATATTTAATCGGATTGAAGGAACAGTAGCGGCTAAGACTTCACAAGCACGTAGTGAAACGCAGCAGGAGCAGATTGTAGAGGCTATTTACAGCCGGGCATATAAGATTATCAAAAGTAAGATTGCAAACGCGGAGCGCATCAATGACAGCTGCCGTAAGGTGTTAACAGGGAGAATACAGCAAATGGTGTTAAGCATGAAAGACGGGAGGAAATAATATGGACTGGTTACAAATTTTTGAATTGAGTACTGGTTTGATTATTGGGGTAGGAGGAATTAAATGGGAAATTTGGATTTAGTATTAAAAAGTATCAATACAAAGTTCAAGAGTAAAATTGCAAATACAGGTATGATAGAGCATACATACAAAAAGATACCATTTAGCTCACCTTGTATGAATTATTTAACACGCGGTGGACTGCCAAGAGGAAGATTGGTAGAATTTTACGGAATTGAGTCGGGTGGAAAAACAAGCACCACACTTGATATTGTGGGGAATGCACAAAAACTATTTAAGCAAGAGTGGTTAGATGAAATTGCAGAATTAGAAGCTATGGAAAAACGAAATAAAACCCAAGATGCGAGATTAAATGACTTACAGGCAGATGGCCCACAAAAAGTATTATTCGTTGATGCTGAGTGGACATTAGATATTAAGTGGGCAAAAAAACTTGGTGTCAATGTTGATGAATTAATTATCATACAACCTGATAACCAATCTGCGGAAGAAATATTTCATATGATTGAAGATATTACAGATTCAGGTGGAATTGGTCTTGCGGTATTAGATTCAATTGGAGTACTATTGAGCCAACAGGAAATGGATAAAACAGTTGAAGAGAAAACAATGGCTGGAATTTCAAGTGCTTTAACTAGATTTGGAAAAGATATGACACAGAAAATTGCCAAAAATAATGTGCTGTTTATTGGAATTAATCAGGAACGTGATGTGATGAATAGTCCATGTGGGGCAAAGAAAACAGTTGGTGGTAAGGCGTGGAAATTCTTATGCTCATATCGTATTAGGTTTAACAAAGGAAGATTTATTGATGAAGTTGGTAAAGAATTAACAAACGCAGCCGAAAATGTAGCAGGTAATATGGTAGAGGTTAGCGTAATTAAGAATAAAGTTACAATGCCAGATAGAAGACTTGCCAAATATACCTTAAAATATAAAACGGGTATTGATGTGTATGATGACACATTTACACAAGGGCTATTAATGGGGCTTATAGAAGGGCAAGGATATTATACCTTTGTTTTCAATGGTGAAACATATAAGGATGAAACGGATAAACCACTTAAAATTCAAGGTAAGGCAAATGTAGTCCAATATTTCAAAGATAATCCTGAATTTTTCAACGATTTATATGAGGGACTTAATGAAATAATCATCAAATGAGGAAGATTAAAAGTCTTTCTCTTTTTTTTTGTACAAAAATGTTGACAATGTATTTTAGGTATGCTATTATAAATATAAAGAGGAGGAAATAATGATGATAAAAGATGAAAGAGAACTTATGAGTATGTTATATGGTGAATTGAACACACGGCATGCAAACGAATTACGAATATTAAAATCAACCTCATATAAAGATCTACTGAAACATGAAATATACAAAGAAATTAATAAGACAGATCCACTGGAAGTATCACATAGTAAATATTGGACATTTGTGTATGATAATTTATTATATGGGGGAATGCTTCGAACATACGGAGGAGATTTACCGGCCCAATACACATTTGGGGACAATATTTATACACTGAATGAAGAACAATTATTAATCTTACTAAATTTACTTAGTGATACACACGCTGCACAAGTTTATGACGGAGTGGGGATGGGGCTATAATGGGAGCACATAACCAAGAAAAAATAGCATATATTGGAAAAGCTGGAACCACAAAAGCAGTTGTGGATTATGCAGTAAGAAAAGGAAAAGAATTTCCAAAAGCAATGATGGTAATTGTAATAAATAATGATAATACATGGGAATTTATGCACACACCAAATGAGTACCTATTAAAAATGGGAGCCTTAACAAGCGCACAGCATGATTTGCTAATATCTGCAATGAATTGGGAGGAAACAGAATGATATTAGGTTACAGCATCACACCGTACAATAACGCAACAACAGCAGTCACATACTACAGTAAAAATGGTAAAGACTACCGGGAAACAGAAATACATTATAGATATAAGGGAGAAACGCACCACCTGTCAGAAGTAAGGGAAATTGATATTATAGAATTATGGTCGGGTGCATTAAAAATAGCAAAGCACAATAATTTAGAATTAATTGTAAATGGTAAATCAAATATTTATAAAAAGGGAGTATTACAATGATTAAATTAGAAATGAGCAGAATGTGGGAAAATATTAATCCATATGATACATTTAGAATTAAGACAGATTTAAATGTTTTGTTAAATAATTATTACCGATTCAATGATAAAAATGAAATTGAGCAGAATGGGAGCGGGTGCTGGACATTATCAGATATTGCGGATGCAAGTAGATTTATTACGGGTGGATGGGATATTGTAATTGACCAGAAGCCCTTTTGGGCAAAAGAAGATGAGGGCTATTTTTACATCAATATGGCAGATAGGACAATATGCAGTACAACATGGACTGGTACTTTTGGGGATGTTGTAAGACGAAGATTGGGTAATTGTTTTAAAACAAGACAAATCACACCAGAACAAATTGGTAAATTTATAGAAGCAGTTAACAGGGAAGATTATACATTATATATAGTAAAAGAAGCAAAGAAACATGAGGATACAGTATAATGACAGTAGATGATTTATTAAGAGCAAAACAGGCAGTACATGAACTTTGCATAACAAAGATATGTGATAGCTGCCCATTTGAAGAACCTAATACGTGCGTAATAGTACGGTTTGAATCTGATATTGATGTAGTAATAGATTATATTAAAACTAGAGACCAATGGGAGGATAAAAAATGAATAAATATTTTGTAAGTTTTACATGTTATGATCATCTGCAAGGGGCCATATTTGGTAATTTTATTGCAACTACAGTTGAGTATAGTGCAGTAACAGAACCGGAAAAATTCTTAAGGGAAATAAGGGAAAAATTAGCTCAAGACGGGAATCCGGGTGCAGTAGTATTATATTGGAAGCAAGTATTTTAAAATGCTGTTCTCAGTAAAAAAGCCCTCAACATTAGATGAAACAATAGCGGCAAAGATTAAACAAATGAGATTATCTATTTTACTTCACAGTTATTTATACTACGAAAAGAACGTAAATATTATATCTGATGCAAGATGGTCAGAAATAGCACATGAATTGGCAAAAATGCAAATAGATTATCCAAATGAGAGTAAGGCGGTAAGGTTTTATGAAATGTTTAAAGATTGGAAAGGTGACAGTGGTGCAAATTTGCAATACGACGATGCACTGATAAGTAAAGCATATCATCTTTGTAATTATTTAGGAATAGCACTTGACAATTAATCAAAATAGTAGTATAGTAATTATACAGGGAATATTTAGGAGGAAACAATATGAGATATTTTCTAATTCAATAAAATAAATGAAGGGAGCTGAAAGAAGGTGGTAATGGCAGGAGGATTATTTTTAATGGTATTAGGATCATTTGTCGCAGGTATAATTGCATTCAGTATTATAGAAGTGTTTGTAAGTTTAGGAAATGCAGCAGGGATTGCATACACAATCACAGTTACAGGAATATTAATTTTACTATCAAATATATTATAAGGGGATAATGAAAAATGAATAAAGAAGAAATTATTGAAAGATTGGTGGAACTACAGAAACAGGAATTTACCAGAATGTCTTATTATGATATTGAACCATTAATTAAAAGTCGTAGAATCAATCCAACAGCAGCACAGATTAATATTATTGATAAGTACATGAACAGATTTGTGAAGTTAGATAAGCCACATACTTGTTTATTATGTGGGGGGAACGATTACAGTTGGGGACTGCAGCATGGTTCAGCATATTGTACATGTGGTTGGGAATATCGACTTTATCATTATATTGAAGATGAAGAAGGAAATAACTTAACTGGGGGTAGAATTGAAATGGCCTTACAATACCATCCAGATAGCTACAGCGTGGCAGAGCAATGACTCATAATTATACAATTACATGTACTGAATGTGGTGATCTGCTATGCACAAATACAAAGGGTATGGTAGATGTAGCTAGAGCAACCAAATTTTTTGAATCAAACGGTTGGAATGTGTTATACATGACACAGTGTGATTATAGTGGATTTAGATTAAGGGGACTTTGCTCAAGTTGTCAAAATGATATTCTTGTAAGGGAGTTAATGGTATAATGGCAAAAGTTGGAACAACACGATTTTTCAGTAAGAAACAAGAAAACAGCATTGCAAAATCATTAACCAATGCAAAATGTACAAGTAATTCAGGTGCAACACCATTCTCAAAGGGTGATATTTTAACAGATAAATTTATCATTGAAGCCAAAACAAAAATGACAAGTTCAAATTCAATCAGCATTAAAAAAGAATGGTTTTCAACGTTGAATCAAGAAATGATAGGAATGAATAAATATTATAGCGCAATTGCATTTAATTTTGGGCCAAAAGAACCTATTCATTATATTATTGATAGCACACTATTTAAATTATTAATTGATAAATTAGAGGAGGAAGAACCATGACACTAGGAGAATTTTCAAAAACTAGATTAGATAGAGCATTAAAAGGATTAATTGCATTACATGTATCAACACCGGATGTATTTTATAAACTGATGTCATATTATGCATCTTTGGGTATTAAGTGGAGAATACCGAGAGATAGTGCCAATGTTTGGGATGACCGAACAATTAATTATGCTATTTTCCGGGCAAAAGATGGTGGTAGCTTATCATATCAAACATATGGAATCATTAATTCACCAGATGTAGAAGAACTTAGTATGTGTGATTTTATAGAAAAGGAAGAGCCTATAAATACCGACAAGCAGTATGTGATGATTAATACAATTAAAGGAACATATCAATGTAATACTGAAACTAGTTCACTTGTATTCACGGAACAGGAAGCTATTATGCATTTAAAAAAGTTCCCTGATAGGGTTGAAAATCTTGATATCTACACGTTGGGCAGTCCAATGATAATGAAAGTAACCTATGAGTTGGTGGAAGCTAATGAACAATAAAGAATATTTAGATCAGTTACAGGAGGGCATCACAAATACAACTAATTTTGTTCAATATGTATTTCCAATGAATCACAATCTGGATATGCTAGTAGGCCAATTAAATGAAATGGGCAAACTCGTAAAACATCTTATTAAATATGTAGAGGACGGTACATTATGAAATTATTTGTAGAACTAACACTTCTGACAATCGTGTATTTAGTAACGGGGTATCGCACAGATTCGGGAATAACATATTTACCACTTTTATTTTGTGCAAGCGGCTTTATTATGTGCATATTACATGAAATTCATGGTGAATTGGTAAAGGCAAATAAAAGCCTTGACTTCCTTCGTTATAAATAATATAATGAATATATTGAAGAAAGGGGATTGTTAACATGACTTGGTGGGAAAAGGGAATAGGGGTATATCGTGGAGTTACAACATACAACGAAACAGCAAAACATAAACCTAATTTTGTGGTGTATTTAAGATACAATAGCAGTGATTGGCTTTATATTGTATCATTCAACAATATTAAACAAATGAGAAGATATTATGCGGACTTGCAACCGTGGAACCAAGAAGAGTTTACAGTATATGATAGATCAGGTAATGTTATTGGTGGAATTGAAGTAGTATTATGATATGGATTTTAACCATTGTAATTATCTTGTTTTTAATATTTTTAAGTAAGATCACAGCAGAGGTTACACAACCATTACCAAAAACAGAGCATCACACAAAAAAATTATAATATATTTGGAGGGTAAATAAAAATGAATAAGGTTATAGTATATACACAAAGTGAATTAGATATTTCATATTATGAAGAGTTTAAATTAAGGAAAAAATCAGATAATACAACGATGTATGGAAAATGTAGAGTTATTAGCGGAAATATTATACAGGTAACTGATGATAACCAAGAGATAGATGTTTGGAAAAATAGTCCTACGTTTTGTGTTGCAGACATCATGTCAGGTAAATATGAAATTGTAAAAAAATTACAAGAGCCATTTTGGGCAATGCAGGGGGATAAATTTTATTTTATCAACACAGATGATAGGTGTGTTTTTGATGACGAGTTTGATAAAGAGTGTGACTTTGATTTAATGAAACGCAAACTTGGTAATTGCTTTAGAACTGACAGAATTACAAAGGAACAAATTGATGAATATATCAAAAAAGTAAACAATGGGGTGATTGTATAATGGTTCATACAAGCGAAGAAATTATTAAAGCAGTCCAAGTCATAAAAGATGAGTGTATGAATTGCTCTGTTAAACATATAGGGTGTAAAACTTGCCCGATATCTACACCTTCGGGTAATTGTATGCTTAATGATAGTACGCCATATACTTGGGATATTAACAGCGGGGATGATTGGAAGGCATTTTTATGATTAGTTTAGCTCAAAAATATAGACCAAATAATTTAGATGATGTGGTTGAACAGGACTTGACAAAAGCCATATTAAAAGCACAACTGGAACAGGACAAAGTAGCCGGATGTTATTTATTTGTTGGAGGGGCAGGACAAGGAAAATCAACAATAGGATTCATCCTTGCAAAAGAGATCAATCAAACAGATAATTCATACATTATTGTAGATGCAACCAATAACGGATCAGCCGATGCAATGCGAGAATTAGTGGAAGATGCAATGACAAAACCATTAAATTATAAAAAGAAAGTATATATTATTGAAGAATGTCAGGGGATATCATCAAAGGTAGCATGGGATACACTACTTAGAATATTTGAATTTACCCCGTCTCATGTATGTTTTATTTTAACAACAACAAATCCAGAGAAATTACCACTACCTATTTTAAGCCGGGTGCAGCGATTCAATATTTTACCTATTACAAATGAAGGAATTAAAAATAGACTTATTTATATTTGCAATCAAGAACATATTGAATATGATGAATTAGCAATTGAACATATTGCAAAGCTTGTCAAAGGATCTATGCGCAACGCAATTCAAATAGTTGACCTAGTACATGCAAATGGTAAAATAACATCACCAGCAGTAACACAGGCAGTCACAGGTGGATCATACCAATTAATGTTTGATATTTTATTTGCATGGCTTGACAAGTGTGGAGAAGTAGTTATTGATACTGCGAATAAGGTGCAATTGTCCGGGGGAAATATGAATCAATTCGTGGTTGAATTATTTAGATTAACCCTTGATATTAGCATTTACAGAATAACCAAAGACATTAGCAAAACAATGCTGCCTAACTCAGCAAAGGAAATACTTGACAAATTAGATGAAAAGGATTATACTAATATTACAGTACTAATGAAGTCACTGAAAACATTACAATACAGGGTTAAACAATCAACAACCGCAAAAGAAGAACTTGTAGCTGAATTATTAACAATAGAAAGGAATGATTAATTGTGATTAAAAATGATCCAGATATGACGACACAACTGTCTGCACTACTAAAAGCAATAATTCAAACATTTTGTGTTGGTGGTTTTGGATATTGTTGTTATCTACTATATTATAATGCTGGATGGTGGGCAATGGCATTACTGATTTTATTTACAATATTTTATTTCAGCAACATTGTATATTTTGAAAAGCATCCAGAAGAACGTATTTGATTGGATTTGAAAGGGGGTGATATAATGGCAAAGGCAGCAAAAGTAAAACATATCGGGTTTGAGGGAGCACAAAAGAAAGTTGAATCAGAGGGATATACAAAACAGCAAGCAGGTGCAATCGTAGCAAGTGCAAGCAGAGGGGCTTCAAAATCGGCGAAAAAATCAAATCCAAAACTAAAGAAAGTAACAGCTAAAAAGAAAAAATAGGAAAGGCGGTGATCCTCTTCTATGGTAGACCAACACTCTACCGAATACAATTACATAAGTATACAAAAAAGAGTGAGATTAATTTCTTGCTCTTTTTTTATTTATATGCTTGACAAGCTTAAAATGGTATGGTATTATAGGTTTATAGAAGAAAGGGGATAACAAATATGTTAATAGATGAAATAGAAATCAAGTTAAAGGAACTAGTAGAATTACTGAAAATGGTAAGTCCAATGAATGAGGAAAATTCGACATCACTATCAAAAGCAGATCAACTCATAAGTGATTATGAACATATTTTACAACTTGGCAAGGGAAAATTAAAAGCATCTGTAAATAATAAATTAGTCAGTATGCTAGTTAATGCCCGTGTTGACAGAGAAAATGTAAAGGGTGATTTAAGAGCACTTCAAAGTATTGGACAAACAATAAAAAGCAATAAAATGTTAGAAACAGCTAAATCAATGATACACAAAATTGAACAGCGCAGCGAGTCACAAGATGATAGAAAATATATGCTAAGAGTACTTGACATTGATGAAATGAGTGCTATACTTAAGTATGACCTTAGCAAAATTGATATCATAGCACCACCAAGTAAAGATAAATTAGCCGAATTAGCAAACAAATTTAATGAAGATGGGGAGGAATTTTAAATGTTAACATTATTAAAAATGACAATTGCCGGGGCATTTACAGTAGTATTATTGTTGTTGCCAGTTTGGTTAATCCAAGGAAACAATTTCTTTTTGTACAAAGTATTCGCACCACAATATGAACAGGTACGCAGAGAGACATTTGAACAATCAAAAGCATATACTCAAGGCATGGCACAGCACTTAGCAAAACAAATGCAGGAATATCAACAAACAACCCCGGAAAATAAGGATTCTTTAGCAACATTAATATTACATGAATATGCCGATTATAACTTACTAGATTTTCAGCCATATCAAAGAGCATTCATAGAAAAATTAAGAAGAGGAGAAAGATAATATGAAAAAGATTATTGTAATTATGTTAATTGGGGTTATGTCGTTAGGTTTATTTGGGTGTGGGCTTGATGAAACGAGTAAAGACAAAGAAGCACGGCAGCAAGAACAAGCTCAAAGTGAAAGCATCTCACAAGTTGGAACTCCAGCAATAACCAGTTTTCAAGAAAAACGTATTTTGAAAGAAATTATTGAACTACGAGATCAAGCAAATTTATCTACTTATACCTATATTGTAGCAGAGCAGACAGGACAACTTGTACTATTAGGTAAAAGCATTGGGTATGGCATTCCGGCAGCGACACAATACAATAACCCACAACAGGTAGCAGGGTATAACCACACCGTAGCAATTGCTCAAGCAGATCCTAATGGATTATACAGTCCTGCAAGTGCAGAGGGAACATGGATTCTATTAGTAAATCCAAATGACTCAAAAGATGTAAAACCAGTATATATTGAAGAACGAATTATTGTAAGTCAATTTGCATTAAGATAAATAAAATTAATTAGGAGGAATTTTAAATGTTAAAAGTAGGAGATAGGGTAAAGGTAATTGATCAAATGGATCGATTTTGTATCGTGACAGCCCAAGAAAACTTTGTTTAATTGAAACCAGTGTAGGTAAAGTATTCATAATTGGGGCTGCTGGTCTTAGAAAGACAGATTTTGCAACAGACAAATCAAATAAGCATAGGAATAGATATTTTAATAAACAGTTTAACATCAGAATGATTAAAGGAAGAAGTTGTATTTTATGTAAATACTTCCTCTGCAATTGCCCAACGTGTATGAGAAGAACGTCTTCACCTGCATTTACACCAGCAATCAAGGTTAAAAAGCACATTATGAGGAAATGGAGAAAATAAAATGGATAGTATAAGAATTGCAATAACACACTTGATTCAATACAAAAATAACTATGATGTTGATAATACAGGAACATTTCTAACAGTAGATTATACTGATGGGTATAATGATGCTATCAATGATATTTTAGATAGGCTTCAATCTAATGAAGCTAATCAGGATACAATATTAGAATGTATGCTTGAATTAGTTAACTCTGGAGTTGAGGATGGATATTTTATTGTATTAGGTCAAGAAATATTAGCAAAAGATATGATTGCACATTTAGAATGTGATGATGATTTTGGCCATGAATTTAGAAAAGAATTAACAAATACTACAATGGTGTATCTTTTGAAGTTTAGGGGTTGAATAAATGTCAACACTGGAAGAAAAATTAGACAAAGCCAATAGCAACATTGAAACATTAATAGAGAATTTAATAAGCTATATTGAATCAAATGCAGGGTATGGAAATTGCCCTCAAAATGAAAATGTAATATTTGCATGCATTAATGACTGTGAAAAATGCCAGCATGATTATTATGAAAATCTAAGTACTAAAATGAAACAAGAATTTATAGTGGGGTAAATAATATGACAACAATAGAAAGATTACAATACATTTATGATGTTATAATAGTTGAATCTCGTTTATTTGATAAAGATAAACATTTTGAACACGCGATAGCATTAGCAATTGATGCAATTAAAAATGAGTCAAAATATGATGAAGCATTGGCAGATGTGGTAATTAGACTAGCCGACACAACAGAGGGTTTTTGTGAGTTATCTTGTCCTATTTATAATATATGTGTAACAGAGTATTGTTATATTCAGTTAGAACAATACTATAAAAGGAAATGGGGAATTAAAGAATGAGGCAAGAAATATACGAATATGTAACATATGTGTTAGATCATATTAGCAAATGTGATAAAAAAGATTTACTTTCATTTGCAAATAGGTTAAAATTAAAGACAGATTCAATCAATACAATAGAGTTAGATCAATTCTTCATTGCAGTCATTGAAGAGCAGTATGATAGGATGAAAAACAGATATAATCCAAGAACAATCCACAGTACAACAACTGCATTAAATGATTTGATTGAAACATCAAAGTCCAAACAACATATATTTGATACGTGGGCTATTGATACATGGGTTCTACTTCATAAATAAACAATAGAAAGGATACTATATATGAAACTTATTATATTATTAATAATTGTAATTGGCATAATTGCAACCGAAGAACTTATATGGAGCTTGGTGTCAAGATGAACCAAATAGTAGTAAGTGCCGGGATGGATTGTATATTGGCAGGTGTAATATTTATAACAATAGCATACTTATCATGGAAGGGGTACGGAAAATAATGGCATATACGTGGCTCTGTGCCCGGAAACGTGAAGATGATTTATGGTGGATTTACAGTTTAAACATGCTTTTAGAAAGTTTTGGTGGGTTTCCAAGTAAGGGAATTGCAGAAGAGGTAATATGTGCTATATGTTGCAAGCAAGAAATAAAACGTTTAATAGAAAGGTGATCAAATATAATGGTTAAAATTAAAACAGGTTCTTTAATACTATTAACAATACAGGCAGTTTTAGTAGGGGCAGAACTTGGAATATGGGTTACTTCAATTAGTTCAACAGTATTTGAAAATGCAGGATCAATAGTAACTGCTTCGTTTGTTCCAATAGTAATTTTAATGTTTTGGCAAATGGATAGGGAAGGTCGGGCATCATGAAAAACTTAACAATAGGGTATATTGAAGATCAATTAAGAAAGTTTGACAGAGGAACAGCAGTAACGGTCGGCTGTCATTGTTGCAATCATTCATCGTATGGTGGGGAAGATATATTGCAAATAGTTGACGATACAGATCAAACATTCGGAATAGTGCATCTTGAGATGAATGGAACAATAGAACCAATAAAAGAACTTGCCGCCGACAAAGAACAATACTATGAAAATAGATTAATTGAAGTGACAGACGAAAACATCAAATTAAAATATGAATTGAATAATATTAAACAATCAATAAACTTTTTGCATTCAAATTATGGGTATAAATGACAATGGACATTTATATCTTATATGGTGATGACCATGGCAAGCAGATACGATACATTGAAACAATAGCAAAGAACCCTGAGACTAAAATAAATTATGCTATTGATCCAGAGAAGACAATAGCAACAATAGGCAATAATCTATTCTCAAAACCGCAGCTTATATACTTCTTAGGCTGCCCGGAATATGTAAAAGATCCAAAATTTATTGATAACATGATTCACGCAGCAATAAAGTCAAGGTCAATCCTTATAATGTGCCTTGATAGCCTTGACAAGCGTTCTAAGGGGTATAAACAGTTTAAGCAACACTTTATATGCACGGACATAAAAATACCCCCTAAAACAACTCACATTAAGCCAGAAGTTTTAAAGGCAATAAAAAATGAGGACACAGCAACAATAGCAACAATAGAGAAAAATTTGGGCCTCCTCAAAGAATATAACAATAGAGAGGCTATCAACACATTAGCAGCATTAGCAAAAACACCAATATTTGATACCTGCATGGGATTTGTTGGAAATAGAGCAGGATCAAGAGAAGCCCTATTGAATGTTGATGAAAATGAAGGAATTGCGGTATTGTCAATATTATACAGTTTATACAGAAATAAACAAGACATTGAGCATATGCGAATTATACTTGAAATACTATCCGATATCAAAGATGGATTTATACCTGCAAACGTAGCAGTAGCAAGCTTCATAGTTGATTGTTACAGTTGAAAATTGCAACTCCCTTCTATTAAAGCACTTAAAACAAATTAGGTGCTTTTTATTTTTAATTATTTTTATAAAAAGTATTGACAGCATTTTCATAGCATGATAATATAAGTACAGATAGATAAAAGGAGTTGTTAACAATGACATTAAGAAATAAAGTAATTGAATGGTTAAAAGACAACACAGACGAATTGCGGCAGTTAGTTTCAAACATCAATAGTTATGACGACAATTTATCCGAATTATATTTTATTAATATGGAAGATTTTGATGATTATATGGAAGGAAAGACACCTTGGGACATCGCAAGGAGTATTCATTTTGGATCATTTAATCCGACAGATGATTATTTCAAATTCAACGTCTATGAAAACCTTGAAAGTTTTAGCGAATATGATATTCAAAACAAAATGGAAGATTCAATTGATAAAATTGCAGATTTATGTATTGCAAGCCCCGAAAATTATGACCTGCCGGATGAATTACAAGAATTAATTGATTCATACGGATATGAAGAAAGCGAGGACTAATACAGTGAATATTATGTTTGGTAATAATAGGATTGAAATTAGCACGCTAAGATTAGGTGAAGCATTTGCGACAATTACCTCACTACGCAAATCATGTAAGATTTACATTGACTTATTTGGAACTGTTCGAACTGTCGGTGAGCTAGTACCAAATCCTAAAGCATTGTTTCGAGTGTTGCAAGAATATGACAAAATAGCAAAATAAAATTATTATGTTGACATTATGGAAATATAGCCCTATACTGATAGTATAATCAAGAAAGGAGATAATCTTTAATGTCAACTGATAATGAAGTTTTATATATTAAGTCAGATTTAAATGTAATTGTAAGACGTGGTAATAATGACTGGATTGTGTATGACAATGACCATGATTGTATGAGCAATGAAAAACATTATAAATATTTGCATGATGCATTGATTTCGTGCAAATTAGATATATTCCATTAATAAAAAGGAGATTGGTATATTATGACAAAATTTATTGAATGGGCTTTACGCTTAGTATCCTATAAACCACAGCGATTTGTACTTAGATCCGATGGACATAATTATATTTATGATTAATGGGGGAATGTTATGGAAATAATTATAATTTTTAGCGTTATATTTGGCGCAATGTTTAGTGTTTTATTTATGATTGGAAATATTGTTATTGATTTATTTGTGGGGAGTCTGATACGAATAATAAATGGGGGTACAAAATTAGTGCAAAAGTTTAATTAATTTATGTTGACATTGCAATATTGGGATGTTATACTTAAAGAAGTTAATAAAGGAGTTGAAGCAATTGAAAAAATTTAAAGTTATTTTAAGATCCGGGGATTATTTCATTGATGATGATGACATTGTTGAGGTACAGCGACGTATATATGCTTTGATGGCTTTAGGTCGGCTACATTATCAAAAAGAATTTAAGATTATAGATATGGGGGTTATATAATTATGAAAAGGTTTGAAGTGTATGCCGTTTTAGATTGGGAAATTGGGGATGGTGTTCAAGTAGCTGAATTTGATACATTTAGCGAAGCACAAAGTTTTATTGATGATAATGAAGATGTTTTGAATTCTCTTGAAATTTATGATAGAAAGGAAGAACTGTAAAATGATGAAACATTTATTATCTTTAGTCTTTGCGGTAACTTTAATTATTCAATCTCAGTACATGATTGATAGTGTATTGTATACTGATTTTACCCTGCAAGGTGAATCTTATGAGGGTGTATACTACGAGGATATGTACTACATGTTAAATGATGCTTGCCTGGCTGAGGCTGAAAGTCAAGTAGAACAATGATAGAGCTTGTAAAAACAATCCATTTTTATGGTAAAAAGCGCCGTTCCGCTTTAACTCATTTCTTTAAATCATTTGAAGAATTGCATGCTTTTTTAGGTGACTATGGCTGCGCTTATACACTTAGCAGATCCTATAATGGGCATGTAGTAGTTTATGATGCAACAATTTATTTAGATAAACAATTTTAAAAGGTGGGAATAATATGAAAAATATTGATATTATGGAAATTATTAGAACCGGACTTAATGTTAAATTTGCCGAGCATTTCACGCGTGATTATTACAATGAAGGTATTCAAGAATTTAGATTTATAAAACAGCCACCGGATACAACAATTTTACAGTGCTATAACAAAGAACAGGATCAATGGGCAACGGTTGAAGACACCGGCGATATTGGATTTTTTGTTGACTGCCCAAATCCAATTATAAAAGCACCATTTAAGCCAGAAGACAGAGAATCATTTTGGTTTATTGGTGTAAAAGGGGAAAAGATTGCAGGTTTTTATGACAAGAGCAATCAATTATACCTATTATTATATAAAATGGGTAATTGTTACGCATCGTGTGATGATGCAGACGTTGACTGTGAAAAATGGGTATTATATTACCAACGAATTAAAGACCTATTGAAATAGTATTAAAGTCCTACTTAATTGTAGGGCTTATTTTTTATTATTTTCTTGACAAGTGTATTTTAGGTATGATATACTTAGGTTAATCAAGAGGAGGTATTATACATGAGTATTAAATTGGTTGAAAGTAATGGACTATACGAAATAAAGCAGTATTTGAATGGGTATTTACAAGATATATTTGATTATGAACAATTTTTTGAGTATCAAGAAGCAGTCCAGTTTTGCATGGAATTACATTTTAAAATAGTTTAATGAAATAGCTGATAATATGAAAAATAGATATGTATTTAAATTATTCCTTAAAGATAGATTTATTTATTTGATTGAAGCTGTCAGTTTAAAATCAGCTATAGAGCAATTTAGACAAATGGATCATATTGGTTGCTTTCGATGATATTATGACGGATGGAGTAAAGCAATCTATACTATTGAATGGAAATATAAAACAGGCGAAACCTATAAAAAAAGAAATTAAATTTAAATAAAAGTCTTTACAATTAATTTGTTTAGTGTTATAATGAATTATAGAAAAAATTAAGGAGTGGTTTTAAATGATTAACGAAAAAGAAATGACAATTAGTATTGTATGGGGAATTGAAGATGTAAGAAACATTATTGAAGAAAGAGAAATAGTGTTTAAAGATGGTAAAGAATTATCAGACAAGCAATGTTTCTGCGTACTAACATTGCTTGAACACGGGCATGATGCCAATGAAGGTATTAACAATGAATCTATTGAATGGGGAATAAATTATCTCTATCATTCGCTAATGTAATTATATAAAGGAGAATGTTAATCATGACAAAGAATGAAAAGCAGTATTTTTATACACGACTTGAATTATTGTATTATCTTAGAAAATGCAATGATATGAATTATACCAATGAACCAGATCCACATAAAAAGCAGTCTTATCTTGAAAATGGGGATATTATTCAAACTGAAATAACTATTCTATATAATGCAATGCGTGATTTATGCCTGCTTGATGTTGTTGAAAAGGCTTTAGATCATGGATTTACAAGAGCAGTTAAGGCTTTTCATGGGGATAATTACAAGCATTACAGATATAAAAGTCATTTAGCGTTAGAAGAATCAGAAAGGATGGAGTACTTTGACAAAACAAGAGATTGCTATCTTGAGACAAATTAATAATGAACCCCCTAAATGTTTTGTATCCTGCGATATTGAAGGATGTGATATGATAACTAAGCACTGTAATATTAGAGAAATGCCACCATTAACACGTTGCGTAAATTGTGAGTGGTGGTTTACCAATTGTGAAAAATTAGAGTATAGTTAATAAATTAAGCCTTTACTTAATACATAGTAAGGGCTTTTTGCTTATGCATTGCTATGCTAATCAAATGTTTTACTATAAGCCTATACAAGTATATGCATTGTTAAATTAAATCGCTTAGAAACGATTCTACGAGGTCAAAATAATATTTAATTAATATTTAAAATAGTATTGACATAACAATTATCCAGCAGTATAATGATTATAGTAAATAAAACAAAGGAGAAATTAGCATGAGTGCATATGATAATTACTTAGCAGATCACATTCAAAAATTTGGTAACAAACCAGAATTACAGCTAATTGGATATACTCACGAACATTTAGAACTTTGGGACACTAATAGTTGTACAGTGGAAATAGCAAAAGTCTTATCCGATGAATTTGCATGGGCAATTTATAATGAAGAAACGGATACTTATTACGAAATACAAAGTACACCATTTGGAAATAGTTTATATCAAGTAGTTGATTCAAGAGCCTATGAAAAGTGGCATACACCAATGCCGTATTGGATTTATAGTAAAGGTTAAATAATTGTTGACATACTAATCAGTCAGAGTTATAATTCAGAGGGTTATGAAATAGACTAATAAAATATAAGGGAGATCGATAATCATGAAATTATATCAACCAGTTTATTTAAATCGTTTTACAGACAGAGTTGAATCAACTTCTCAAGCAGTATTTACAACAAAGGAAGAAGCCCAAAAGTTTGCAAAATTTGTTTGTAACACGGCTTGTAAAGTTGAAATAATTGAATTGGAAGTGATTAACTAATGATAGGCTCTTTTTTTTATTTATTTTAAATAATAGTGTTGACAGACTTATTTATTAGATGTATAATGAATTATAAGATAAATTAAAGGAGTGGTTGAGATGAGTGTAGAAAGACACGCAACTGCAATTGAAGACATGACAGAAGAAGCTATTAAGAACTTACAGTATGTTTGTGATGAATTTAATGACTTTGATGGAAAAGCGATGATTGTTTTATATGATTGTGATGGAGAAATAGAGTGTATTGCAGGACAAAATGACAGTTATAATTCAAATGATATTGTTATTATCACAAAAAATCTGAAAGAGTCTAAAGAGTGGTTTGTTACTCCAGCTGAAATACAGGATTTACTCGAACAAAGGTTTACAGAACTAAATGATTAAAATAGATCAAGTCTTATCAGTAAATGGTAAGGCTTTTTCTTTGCCCATTTTTAAATAATAATAATAATATAACAAGTTGATAATATAACTTTATAATAATAAAACTAATTAAGAATATTATTAATTAGGAATATAATCAAATAAGTAAAATATGCAAATAAGATTATTACTATCTATTGTATTGATGTTGTACAGTCCGGCTGCTGATATAAAGAAAGTAATATATGAATTGGTATAAGTATAAGGGTAGTTGTAGTATGGACGTGCAGAGTGAATATAAGGCTTTATATAGGGTAGCCGAGCGAGAATAAGAACCCATTGTATTAAGAGTATGAATAAGAGTTGTAATAAGTATAATGTTCTTTATAAATACTAAGTATAAGAATACTATCATTATAATTATATCACAGTATAAGGAATATAACAAGTAAAGGATAATAGGTATATTAGTATGATTATATAGATAGATTGAGTTAGTATGTTGCATTACAGAGTAATTACACCAACAATTACATGATTGTAGTACAAATGCATTATAATATTATCAATTGTATAAACATTTTACAAAAAAAATGATTGCAAAAGGTGTCAATATAGTATTAAAAGATACACAAATTACAAAAAATGATTGCAAAAGCGGGATTGACACACGCCTACACGGCAACTTGCAACACTCCAATAGCAATTTAGATCATGCAATGTGTGTATGCATAGGACACAATTGACTGAATTGTTTATGATATGAGGTAAAAGGCATATATTGCACCCTATAAAATAGCTATTATTCAACTAAATTAACATAATATGGAATATATTGATGCAGTTGTGTGTTTGTATGATGGACATTGCAAGAGTTGTATACAACGACAGGACTGCAACAGCAATTCATTAGATTATATTAGGATCAACTGTAAATATGACCTCGTAGAATGTGTTTTAAGCGTACTTTATTACTATGCCTTTATACTTATATAGGTTAATATATTGTATGCCTGTATCAGTCCTATTGAAAATGCAGTATAAAATCAAGAGTAATTCTATAGGGTATCAAAACATGACTAACTTTTTCCCCCCAAATATGCATGCATAAATTCAGTAATCCAAATGCGTTGGCAAAGCGTAGGCAAATGCAGTTTTAAAACCTTCAAACCCCTATATTCAAAAGGATTGGTGTACTTTTTTCCGATAATGAGTATTTATCGGATATTTGCCAACGTGCATTATTATTCATCAAACTGTATAAACATTCTTCTTGACAGGCTGCAACAGTCCATGGTATAATGGTAGGGGGGCGTACCCTTAATCTTTTTTCAGTTTAAACGTATGCGGGGTGTATCACAAAATTTTATAATTTCAATAAATGTCTTACTGTGTACCGTTCCAACTTTTAAAACTTGTTATCTTATTCCCAAATGTCTTACTGTAATGCCTTCCAACTTTGCAGCCTTGTTACCATATTATAAAACTGCCACATTAATACTCCCGGGCAAATGATATTATAACAACTTACCCTTCACAATCACCCGTGTTGATACTTTGTATGGTAAGGTATATAAGTATATGCATTGTATATTATAACTCAACCTGTGGAGTCCTAGGGGCATTAATCTAAAATCCATTTTAATATAATCTCTGTATAAATTTTAAATGGACCATGAATGTCATTTGGGCAAAAATAAAAGCACCCCGTAGGATGCTTATACTATTTCATATCCAAATAATCATATAATTCTATTATTTCCGTTAATTCTTCGTCTGTCATTGTTTTAAGTCTTCTGGCCATTGATTCAGGATCAGGATCTCCATATTCTTTTGCCCGGTTCATAATAAACCATCTTAATGTGGCTATGCCGTTATCATCTGGATCAATATCACAAAAACGTTTATCTAAATCTGCAACATAGTATTTCATAGTTTATTTCCTATCATATTAATTAAAAGTAATAACATTGCCACATCCAATATTATGATATACAGGTTAACAAATATGTTTTTTGTTCTTATGAGATCATATTTATATTCTAGTAATATCATAACTGAATATAATAATACAGACAGTATTATTAACATTATTTGCACTCCTGCTCAAAGTATTTATTCTTACCATCTGAGCAACTATCTACTCTACCATACTTTATGCAGTCATTTTTATAGATACATAAATTACAGTCATATATAATATCATCTATCTTCTTGCAAATATCTTCAATTGTTTTACAAGATGTTAATTCCTGTTTTAATTTATCCAGTCTTGTCATTTCAATATCACCCCATCTGATACTTCTTCAACCTCTTCAACAATAAAATAACCCTCAATATTATTATAATAATATACTTCATCCTTGTCATCATACTTTTCAAGTTCTTCTTTTAATTCTTTTACTGTCATTGCAATTTCTCCTTTTTAATCTTAATATAATACTGATCATCAAAACAACAAGATGCATACTTATTACTATTTTCATCTTCATATGTTATCTCATTTATGCACGTTAATATTCTATGTGCTGCATTTACATATACTACAAATCTATCTGAAATATTTGGCCGTCTGTCCTTGAATGAAATTAAATCATTCACAAAATGTGCTGATTCTAAATTTTCAATTGCTTTTATAAATTCCTTATTTACATTAGTATTCCATGTATACTTTCCTACTATTGCTAATTCTTTTAAATCGTCTAACGGTTCTCTACTCATATACTACACCCTCTTTGTTAGTATTGTTAATAACTGAATTATAATACTCTGATTTTTTATAATATCTTTCAATAAATCATCTTCAAATATCATAAAATCTAGTGATGTAATATGTAAAATAACAAATATTCTATCCTTTAATTTATCATAATCTGTAAATTCTGTATCTACTACTACAATTTTATCCCCTATTTTATAATTCATATTTATCAACGCCTTCTTTTAAATACTCCATAATACCATCATCACAATAATCACCACTTAATACTGCACTATTTTTACATATATTTGTATTATTGCATGGACAATTATGGCATGGAACATGTTCTGAAAATATTTCTAATATCTGTATTAGTCTATCTTCGTTTACTGTAATTGTATTCATCTGTACCACACTTCTACATGATTAGATTCAGGATAATATGCAACCGCTTTAATGTTACTATTGCTTATTCTATAATCTCCATAATCTGATTCATACCAAGGATCATAATCCTTTGCTGACATAACTTCATGAATATACCATATATCGGATTACATTAATTCTTATTTTATGGTGATGTAATCTTGCGCGTAATCTGTTATTCATTCGCTATATCCTCCTATATACTCATCAACATTTTTAGAATCTAGTTCTATGTAGCAAATATCTTGTGGCCCTACCGGCCATATATTACCTGCTTCGTCTTTATACTTTGCAGCTAATGCTAATTCTTCTGTACTAAATATACCATGGCAGTGGTATGAACACCCCCATCCATCTGCATACTCATTTGTAAAAACTGCATATACTTTCATAGTGAAACCTCAACTGTTTTCAGTTCTAATAATTTTAATAGTTTACGTAGGTTTTTATTCGCCTTAACCTTAACACATTTACCTGATATTGTCTGTAATTTGCATGGGGTACACACGGCACAATTCTCACAATATTCATCAAGAGCATCTTTACATTTATAAATAATCTTTTCTAATTCTTTATCAGTTTTCATATTAAACCTCTTCCTCAAATTTGTTTACTATTTTTTCCATGTTTTCTTGTGCTTTATTTTTAAAACAATTTCCTTTTTTTGTATTTAATTTACAATTGTTACATTTATTTTGTGTACAAAAATAATCTAACATTTCATTTAAGTCAATTATTGTTTGCCCAATATTTACCTCTTGTAGTTTTTCTTCTAATTCTATTGGCATATTATTTATCATCCTTTATTTTTACAATTTTAATTTGATCTTCTATTCCCTTTGACAACTTCGGTAAGAATAATGTTGATATAATCATTTCTAAATTTGACGGAGATGTTTCAGGACAAAAACATGATACAGCGATTCCGGTATTATCAAATACTTTTGTTTTATAATTATTCCTATTATAATTATCTGCTTCCTCTGGTGTAATACCAATTAATAACTCACCAATATGAAGTGTTGGTAAAAATGTAATTATATTATCTTTATAATATTTTGATGCAATAACTCCAATACCAAGTTTTACGCCTATTAAATCAACTATTTTTTTAAACGTATTAATTGATACAATTGCACATCGACTTCCTTCTGGAACTTTTAAATCATCTAATGTAGATTCACTAATATCAAATTCATATTCAAATAATTTAGGCTTATTTGATCCGTCAAATTCAAATACTGATTCTAGTTTTCCAGTTTGTAATAATTCAGCAATGCATTCCCGCCTACGGCAAATTAATTCATTATATAAACCATTTAGTATACCATTCACAACATTATTTACTTTATCACGTAAATAACTATCTGCATAACGATAACTTTCTTTTGACTTCATGGTTAAAATTTCTTGCCTTGTTGGTTCATCAAATCTATTACGATATCTTAAAAACACTCCATTATTATACATATCATATTTATGCATATTAATTACTCTATTATCTTCGGAGTTTCCACCAGAAATATAAAATAATACATCAACAATATCATCATCTTTACTTTGTATCTTTTCCAAATTTACATTTTCTAAAAATCCCATTTCATTTATTCCCCTTTTTTCTTATGATAAATTCTTTACATAACTGTTTTGCAATTTCTCTATTACTCATTATATCATATCCTTTTCATATTTGCAAGTAGTATTTTAGTTTCTTTAGACATTTTATCGATATAATTCAACGCGCGTATAAAAATATTGTTGTTTACATTGGTTCCATATAATCCCATTATCCTAACTGCTTTCTTAAACTGTTTATTCCTACTGTACATTATGTTTCAATTTCCTTATAAAATCTTTCCAATGCATTAATTGCAATTTTATTACCCTCACTATTTCCATAGCTTCCTATATTTCCTCCAAGATATGCTAACTCTATAAGTGCGTCTTGCATATTTATAATTATTTTAGTTAAAAATTCAATCCTATGTGAATTAGTTTTATAAATTTTATTTGATGGTCTATTAATTAATTTACCTATTGTAACTCCCTTTGGAGTAATCTTTGTTACAATTCCCTTATTTAATGCCTTGTAGTTTACTCCATTTATTTTAGAATAAGCGGAATATCCTGTATTATAAACTACCTGATCCCCAATTAATACTTCTTCTCCAAATGCGTCGATACCTGTTTTCATATTATAGACTTCCTTTCAAATGTACCTGACTTACAAATTCTTTAGGAACAATATTTCTTAATACAGACTGTTCTAGTATTCTTGTATTAACATTATCTGAACCAATCTTGTCTAAAGTTGGCTTACCATCATTACCACAACTGCTTGCAAATATTTCACCTAATACGTTTTTGTTTTTATCCGTCCAAAATCTGCATGTTCCAATTAATTCTGTAACATCAGCCCTAAATTTACTTCTACCATTACAGCATACACATGTAAACTCATCATGCCAATCGCATGTACCGCATACTTTAACAATTTTCATTATTATTCTCCTTTTTCTATTTTACGTAATTCTGTTGCATCCTCAATTAATCTCTTTGCAACTGTTTCAAGTGATTGTGCTCTATACTCAACATACTGATCTGATATTTTCTGTGCAAGTTTATAGTTTTTAACAAATTCATCTGAATCAATTGGTCTATATGAACTTAGTCCTAATTTTTGTTTTATATCCTTTAATGCAGCAAGATCAGTTTCAACTTCTGATAATCTTTGTGCAATTCTATCTGCAATATGTTTTTCATTTTCCTTCTCGAGTTTTCTTTGTATAATACTAGCATTCCAATCATAACGATTTCTTGCAAGTCTAATGACGGACTGTAAAATTCCTGAAATAATGTCATTATCAAATGGAATTTTATTAACAAGTTTTTCTGGTTTCTTTTTTATTCTGAGTTTGTCATTATTTAATTCCATAATTCCCCATGTTAAAGGAATTTCTTCGTTATCGCATAAACCTTTTGGAACTACCAAATACCATTCATCACAGTATTTGGCAATTGCATCAGACTTTGAACCATCCTTTAATTCTCTCCTAAGATCACCTTTTGAGGCTTTAATTTCAAAGCCAATCTTTTGGTAGTTCTTAGATGGATAAAGATTGTATGCTAATGCATCTGCATAACGACTACAGCGGCAACCAGTTGCATTTCCAACTTCCTCCATTAATATCCACTCAGGCATTTGATATCGACTGCGTAACGCTACTCTAAGCGATTCTGTTGTATCTGCATCACTCATCTACCCATCACTCCATAATAATCAATATCAATTATTTCCATATCATCGGTAAATATTGTAAGAATGTAAGAACTGCATGTACATGAACAACCAATCCATTCTTTGTATCGATCCTGTGGATGTCTGAACTTATACCGTACAAATCCATTTTTTACTCCAAGGGCCACTTGTTCTTCATAATCTTTTTCAAATGGGTTTGTTCCCTTTTTTGCATATACTACGCCTATCGTTAGTCTACAACTATCTTCATCACTTAAATAAAAATGCCTTAATTTATATAACATCCACCATATAAGTCCCATTACCAAGCCCCCACAATAAATTGTTCTTCTAGTTGTAGTTTTTTAATTGTAGCCATGCCAAGATCAAAATATCTTATTGCTAATTCTCTACTAGGTGTTACCCTAACTACACCCTGTGCTTCTATAATATAATTTGTAACGTTAGTATCAATTGGTGTAAACCTTCCTGTATTATCATTAATCTCATTAGCTTCATCCATTGAATTAAATATGCCAACAGTTGTATTATTTACTTTATTATATAATGTTATCATTTTAAAAACTCCTCTACTCTTTTTTGTAATTGATCTTCCAAAAATGTTAATGATATTAAATCTTCTGCATCGTGCCGTTTCAATAGATCCTTCAATAATTTAATATCACTCTTAATTGGTTTAATTTCATCCTGTTGTTCCTTTGTAAGTGGTGCTTTATTTGTTTCTGGATCTAGCTTACAGTTTGTAATTATTTCGTCTCTACAGTACGTTGTGAGCGTTTCTAGGCATACATTAATATATGTATCCTCTAATTTTACTAATCTGGTCCCATCATTATATGACATTTTAAAATAATTATATAATTTACCATCTTTTCTTCGTCTATTAAATCGTTCTGTATAAACACGTTCTTTGGTTTCCGCTGTTACAACCATACCAAATTTATTCATCATAAACGGACGAACTTTACCGTGAACCACAAGAGGATACCATTTATACTGAATCTTTGCCCATTCTTCTACTTCTTTATAGTCATATAATTTGTCCCGTGATAAATATTCATTAACCATTTCTTCAAATGTGGACAATTTAATGTTTAGACTATAATATACAAAACATTTTTGTAGTTCTTCTAACGTTCCGGCCCCAATCGAAATAAATTCACCTTCATTTGAATCATACCCACAATCATACCAATAATCTTTAATTACTTGATCAGTACCATCTTTCATTTTTAGTGTTATTTCTCTTCCACCAAATGCACCGGGCCAACTTTCCCACTTTAATACATTACTTAATATAACATTTCCATTGTCATCTTTGACTGATCCAACATAATCTGAACCAATCTTTTCATATGTTAATACTGGAAATTCTTTGTCAAACATTGCATAATAATTATCATGACCATTTTTTACTAATTTTATAATTTTCATTTTTTATTCCTTCCAAATATATAATATTTATTTCCTTTGATCTTGCCTATAAAATCACGCAACTGTTCCGCAACTGTATTGTCCGGTTTATACTCTTGCCAACAACCTGATTGCATTACTTTATTTTTACCTTTTTCTGTAAATGATTGAATGAATTTATATAAACAATCGTCACATAAATTAAAATTAAGATCACATCCATCAAATATGGAACCATAGCCAACTCTTCCCAATCTAATCTCATGGCATCTATCCAGACTATACCCATATTTATCATTTTCTAAGTTAATATCTGTTCCACACTTACTACAAATAAATTTATTCATATTTACTATCCCCTTTGTCACTATAATATCACGTTTATTATATAATGTCAATAACCTTTAAATTGCTCTCATTTATTTCTACAGTTTCACCACTTGATTCTAATTCTATTTTATATACAAAGTAATACACATCATCTATTTCATCTAACTTCATATCAATTACAATACCATTTTGATGACCTAAAAATGTATCTGAAACCCGCTGACCAATTTTATACCTTGATTCAACTGTTACATATAATTTTGTGTTTTCCATGAACATTAATTAATCTCCTTTCCATCTGTTCTGAATACAACTGTATAATTAGAGTCAGAATATTTATCAAACATCTTAGAACACCAATTATTATAAGCACCTTGATACTTTGCAGTAACCATATCAACCTCTGGATGCTTTTCATGGTAATTTTTAGCGTTTTGTATAAAAACTTCTTCATCTGACATATTATTTACCTTTTTTCTTTGATTTTTTACCCTTTTTAGCAACAGATAATGCAATTGCCACTGATTGTGCCTGTGATTTACCGCTTGCCATTTCTGTTTTTATATTTTTTGAAATACTTTTATTACTTTTACCTTTTGACAGTGGCATAATTATACATTCTCCTTTAAAATACTTATTTTTTTATTTAAATATGCAACCGCTTTCTCTAAATCTTCAATTTCCTTTGATTTATCCTTTTTTCCATCCCGGCTGATGTATTTTACAGCGTTTCCAAGAAAATAATCTAAGTTTTGATCATTAATATAGTCCCAAACCTCAATATTACCTGTTGTATAATGACTTGGATGTTCAACCACGTCATCTTTTACATATTTTAAGTATAGGTCAGGTTTTTTATCTTCTTCTGTAACTGGTGTTACCATATTATCACAAAATATAGCATGAGTTGGGGCATCAACAAAGAACTTACCAAGAGTACTTATACTTCTGATTTTGAATACATTACCGCATAAAGAACTATCATCCCTATCTAAATAACCATGCATCTCTTCAAAGTATATAGACTGATCTGCATAACACTCTTTACCAATTTTTAAAAGTTCTTCCCAACTTTTAATCCTAACCTTATCCCCAACTTTATATTTACTCTGCATTTTCCCATTCCTCTCCAAAACCATCTGGTGCTTTTAATCCTGTTGCTTCTTCAAACTCTTTAACTTTTCTATCCCGGTAATCTGAATCACTAGGTCCAAAGTCACAGTTAAAATAAAACCATTCGAAGAATTTTTCTTCACTTGCTTTTTTCAATCTAATCCAACCCACTTTCTAATTGCAATAAATGCATCCGCTGGTACTAATATTTCTTTTACTTTCTTATATAATAACAAATTATATAAACCAATCATAGACTCTTTATCATTTTTAAATTCTTCTTTTTCTGCATTATCACCAAGTGCAATAATCTGCTCTTCCGATAATTTTAATGTTATCATAATATTGTTCAATTTCCATGGCTCCCATCATCTTCTGCAAATTTACCCTGTACTTCGCGTTTCCAATTATAATTTTTAAATTCTTTAATTAGATTTTCTGCTGTGTCATCTTTTGTAAACTTACACATAATCCCATTAAGAGATAAGTAATCCATATGTTCTCCCTTACAATTAATAACACCACTAACTGGTCGATACGAGGTTGTAGATAATTCACTATACCTATCACCTAATACTGCTAATACCTTTTTTAACTCATCTTTTGCTGTTTTTGAAATTGATGTATTCATTGTTTCATAAATAGAATTAATATCTACATCTAATTCCTGTAATTGCATTGAAATTTCTAATCCTGTCATAAGTTAGTTTCCTCCTATATATTAATTGTTAATTTTGCGGCTGATTCACCTTTGTTATTTTTTGATACTGATAATATTGTTGCATCTGATATTTTGTAATCAACACCAATAGCAACCTTATCTTCGGTTATTGATGCTGTTGCATTTACATTTTCGTTTATTTCATGGTTTAGATCTAACTCATTATTGTTCATTATTTTTATTCACCTTGATATATTCTTTAATTTTTTCTAATTGATTCATTGCAGCATCATAGCATCTAGCCGCTGAGTCAGGAATATACATTGTTTGATATGCAAATTCAATCATATACTCAATATCATCTGTCTTTAATTCTTGCATATTAATCTACCTTCCAAGTATCTTAGAATAAAATATCTAACCTTTGCTGACACATTAGTACCCTCATCATCACATTTTGTTTGGAATTTGTGCATTTGTTCTATAGGTAATTTAATGTTCATTTGTTTAGTTTTCTTACCATAAATTTTATCCACTATAAAAACCACCTTTAATTTATACTATATTTATAGTATAACACAACTATACCTTTTTGTAAAGTACTTTTCAGTCATTCATTTTATTTTTTAAGTATCTTCTTAATTTACGTTTGTTATACTTCTTGTCAAACCTAATTGAATTTAGTCTTGCATGATCACAATAATACTTTCTTGCAAATTTATCCTCACTGGTTATCTTCTTATGAATATTACTTTTTAACATGTTATGGACTTCCTTTCTATATAATACATATATTTTAGTGTTGCAATACAGTTTAAGCTATGTAGTATTGCCTGTGTGCTGTTTTTATTGCATAGTCCTTATACTTATATAGGAAACAAAATAAAAACTATTAAAACTAATTATAGCATACTTTATGTAATATGTAAATAAAAATATTTACTTTTAACTTTAGTTGTGTTATAATATAAATAAGGTAGTTAAAAATAATTTAAAATAAATAATAAAAAACACTTGACAAATATGTTAAAGTGTGGTATACTGTAGATAAGATAAAATTTAATATTAACCGTTATATAATAAGATCTTAAATTTCTGATATACAAGAAATTGGTCATGGTCCGCACAGCCTTAATCTGTAAATGTGCTTTGCTATAAGATATATATTATAGATGTAAACAGTGATCCTAATGTAACGGACCTGTTAATTATTTATAATACTTACAGTATGATTGCGATTGCGGCAATATAATTCGGCAAGGGTGGTCAGTGACGTATGTGTATTATTATGCATATGTGGGATGGCTATTATGAACACGGGCATTGAGTGTTCTTAAGTAATAGTCTGGCTCTGTAAAAACAGAACTATTGATAGGTGCGAGCTTTTCACTAAAGAAATTTATCAATATAGAAAAATCCTCTAACATTTAGTTAAACTATTTCAATTTTTATTAATTTATAAATTGGACTAATTTTTACTAAATGCTAGGGATTTTTCTATATATCAAGTACTCACATTCCCTAAAGTATATAAAAAATAGTACTTAAACAGCTTGCAACCAAGTTGATATAACCTTTGCAAATATTATATTAAATATATTATATAAATCTATTGACAAAAAGGTAAAAGTATGTTATAATAATAATATAGGATAAAAGAAACAAAAAAGATTCCCACTTTATGGGATAAGTTTTAATGCTAAAATATTTTGAGAATGATTATCCTATAACTTGTATGCATACATGGTCGGAATGGAGACGTTAAACCCATTTCCAAGAAGTTGGGATATCGCACCCGAAAGAGCGAGGCAAATAAGTGAGTGGTGCTGTAATACTTGTATGTACAGTTAAATGAGGGGAAGTTCACTAGTTGAACCCAATAAAATACTGAAAACTAACAGCCATAAGCGAATAAACAAAGTCAGGAACTCCAACCTGTAAAAATAGGAATTGAATGAATGTGGATGATCACCACAACAAATAATAATATCAGCCTCCGGGAATGACGGGGCTTTAATTTAGAATATCATTCACTTGTGAGCAAGTACTAGTATTAGAGGTTACGAATCCTACCAAAATCGTATTAACATGAAACACCTTAATATGTGAGAAGAGAAAATGTTATGTAATTGAGCATATTAGAAAAATACTGTTAACTATTGTCCATTTTATAACATTTGTGAGGCTGTATTAGCAGTTGGTTTAACCATTTAGGTTTATGTTAAATAAAATAACGTTTGCAAACGGAAGCAACCATTTTTCAGATGCTTTTCAAACTTGATTACTATGGTAATATTGGGGGATGGTTGTGGAGATTGGAAAAAGCATCATTATATTTTGGACTGGTTTTTAAACTAGTCCTTTTTGTTTTATATAAAATTAAAAGGATGTGTGTTAATGGCAGTTTATTATGACATAAATAAACTTAATTATAGTGGTCTTTTTTCAGATGATAAGCCTACAGGTAAGATATATGAATTGGCCAATTTTACTGAATTAGATACTAAAACAGAATATGTGTGGAGTAATAAAAATATAAACCCGGCCACAGGAAATGGTTGGTGGCTTAAAGGAGCTGTTGATAGTTTGATCAAACCAAGTAATTATCTATATGTTTCTAAAAATGGTAATGATACGGCAGGTGATGGTAGTTTAGGTTCACCTTATTTAACAGTACAGAGGGCCATAGACGTTGCTTCAAGTGGTTATACAATAGGTGTATATCCTGGTATGTACACAGAGAATATAACACTAAAGGCAGGAGTAAATATAACATCACCTGTTAAATATGGTGTTTATATTATTGGTAATCATGTATCTTCATTTTCAGGTACAGTTATTGGTGAAAATATTGTATTGCAAAATGCAGCAACCGCAGGATCAGGAACAACATTATCATTTAGTGGATCTGCAGCAGCTAATTTACAACTAATAAATAGTTTTGTTAATAGTGTTTCCCCATCAGGCGTGGGAGATGCAATTGTATGGACCAATACAAATTCTGCAAGTAAAATACAATTATTAGATGGTAATGTAAGTGTTCTACATTCAAATGCATCGGCACGTTGTTTTTATTCAACTACAGGAGCAACAGGTAGTTTTATTGCTAATAGAGCATCATTTAAAGTTGATGCACCAGATAATATTGCATTAGCAATTGGTGGAGCAATAGCATTTACACATACATCAGATTCAGTAGTTGGTCAGGTAGTTGTAGCAGGAACAGCGGCATATGTATCAGGACTTGTATCAATGACAACTACAAATACTCCAGTACTCACTACAACATCAAGTGGTATGTCTGTACTATCAAGTGTACCTATTACAACATTAGCATCACCAGCGGTCGCAGGGACAGGTGGAATAGCTTTTGTAGCATTAATGTATCTATCAACAGGTGTTGGCGGTGCGGCTACTTTAAACGGCGGACTAGGAGCATCACCGCTTACAATGTCACCTGTAAGAATTAGAACATCAACATTACTTCCGGCGGCAGCAGTTGCAGCAGGAGCGTTAGATGGAACAATTGAAAAAGCAAGTGATGGTTTCTATTTCACAGTTGGAACAACAAGAACAAAATTAGTTTTATAAAAAGTATTGACAAGTAAGTAAAAATGTGTTATAATATAAATATAGGATGAAACAACGGGGATGACATTATGTATGAGACTGATTGGTCATCAAGTATATTAACGATGGTTGGGGTTAATATTACCTATATTAATGGGACCTTAGCTCAGTTGGTTAGAGCATTCCGCTCATAACGGACAGGTCGATGGATCGTTCCCATCAGGTCCCACCAATATTACTGCACCACTAGTATAATGTTAGTACGTGGCTTTTGTAAAGCCATAATCACAGTTAGATCCTGTGGTGGTGCTCCATATGGGAAAAGTCTTGGTGGCTGTATTCACGTATATAAATGGTTCAAATCCATTAATTCCCAAAAACAGACTTATTCATTTTTATTATCTCCTTTTATAATAGCCATGATCAGGTTGCGATTATTCGTTAACTTAATTATGGCTATTATTTTGTGCAAAGGTATTGACAAATTAGTAAAAATGTGTTATAATTAATGTAGGTGTATAAAGGAGGTAATTATGTGGCGAGAAAGAAAAAAGATGATATCATTGAAGCAAATATTAAACCATCAAAATCTAAAGCTATTACAAATAAGATGATAGAACATGTATGTGATAGTAATATTAGTGATAAGGAAAAAGAGTTTGTATTATACGTAGTTGAAAGCGGAAATGCAACATCAGCTTATCTTAAGGCATATCGAGATAACGATCCTACAGTAACTAGAGCAAGGGCAACATATGAAGGCTGTAAATTGATGGCAAAACCATCGGTACAAAAAGAATTAAAAGCTGTAAAGAAAATAATGCTACATGCAATGGAAATAGATGTAACACAGTATGTTAATTTTCTACAGAAAGTTGCAAATGCAAATATTGGTGATTTTGTTAAATTCAAATCAGAAGTAATACCAATTGTTAATTTATGTGGAGTTGTAAAAGATCCTGACACTGGAGAAGTTATGACTCGCAAGATTAATAAGGTTGAATTACAAGATAGTGCATATTTGGATACAAGCCTTATTAGCAAGATTAAAGAAGGCCGAGATGGTGTATCAATTGAACTATTAGATCAAAAATGGGCATGGGACCGTTTGAAAGAGTTCTTTAGTTGGCAAGCTGAAAAAGCTAAAGATGAAAAAGCTGGTAGCAATATTCTTGAAGCAATTAATTCTAAATCATTAGAAGTTTGGAAGGACGATAAGGATGATGATTTAGATGGCATTAAGGAAGTATGAGACAAAGGGATTTGAATTTAAACCATTTTCAAAAAAGCAATTAAAAGTATTAACATTTTGGGCTGATAATAGCCCTGTAAAAGATAAAGATATAATAATTGCAGACGGCGCAATTCGTAGTGGAAAGACAATTATATTAACATTATCTTTTATATTGTATGTAATGAGTCATTTTAACCAGATGGATGCTGGAATGTGTGGTAAGACAATTGGGGCGTTTAAACGTAATGTCCTTTCACCATTAAAGCAAATGTTAATAAGTCTTGGATATGAGATACAGGAAAATATATCATTAAGTTACATAGAAATATTCAAGGGAAGTGTAGTTAATAAGTTTTGGATCTTCGGCGGCAAGGATGAGGCAAGTCAGGATTTAGTACAGGGTTCAACATTCTGTTCTGTATTATTTGATGAAGTAGTTTTAATGCCAGAATCATTTTACAATCAAGCAACAGGAAGATGCTCAGTTGAAGATAGTAAAATATTCATTAACTGTAATCCAGGAAGCCCATACCATTGGGTTTATACAGAGCTTATACAAAAACTAAGTGAAAAAAATGGTATATATCTTCATTTTGATATGGACGATAACCCTTCATTATCAACAAAAATTAAGGACAGATATAAACGTAATTACAGCGGTGTATTTTATAAGAGGTTCATTTTAGGGCAGTGGTGTCTTGCAGATGGTCTTATATATGATATGTTTGTCAGTGAACGGCATGTAATAAAATTAGAAGATGTACCATTTAATAAAGTTAGAAAATGGTGGGTTGCATGCGATTATGGTACAGGTAATGCAACAGTGTTTCTGCTACAGTGCAAAACATATGATGGAAAATTCTTCACTGTTAAAGAATATTATTATGATGGCCATACAGAAGAATCTCAGAAAACAGATTTAGACTATTCAGAAGATATGAAAGAGTTTATAACACTACATACAAAAATAACAGGATTAAACTATAAACAGATTGAGATACTAATTGATCCGGCGGCAGCTAGTTTTAGATTGCAGTTAAGAAGATTCAGAATGAAAGTTAGAAATGCACAAAATTCAGTATTGGATGGTATTCGTACAGTTGCAACAATGATTGGATCTGACAGATTTTATGTTGTTGACGAGTGCAAGAATACCATCAAGCAAATATCAACATACTCATGGGATGAAAAAGCACAATTAAAGGGAATTGATGCGCCAAAAGAAGTTGACGATCATACTTGTGATGGGTTTCGGTACGGAGTATATACAAATAGGGATAAAGATAACATCAGAAACGCGGCAATGAGGGTTGGAATATAAGGAGGTAATATATTGTCAAATAAACATGACCAAAAGATTTATGATTCAAATGAACCGGATAGTGGCGTGTGCAGTGAAGAGGAAACATTACTATTACGATTATTAGCATCAGTACCATTTCATGGAATGCCAAATAAATATAAATTGTTAGATGATTGCTATAGAGCCAGCGGCGGTTTTGAAGATGGTGCATATTTAATAGCCCATCCAAGAGAACCAGCAGACAAATACAATAGACGTAGAGGTTTATCATATTACTGTAATTATGTTAAACCAGTTGTTGATGCACATGTTAATCCTATATTTAAAACTTCACCACGAAGGGAATTTACAGGTTCAAAGTTTTATGGTGATTTTTTATCGAATGTTGACGGAAAAGGAACATCAATGAATAGGTTTATGAAGAGGGCCGCCATAAGAGCAAAGTTACATGGGGTTCAATTTATTGTAGTTGATATGGATAAATTAGATACGTCCGAACCTGTATCGTTGAAAACGGCAAAAGATAACAGATTATATCCATACTTGTATTTAGTTAGACCGGATCATGTTACTGATTGGGCTATTGATAAATTTGGAAAATTAATTTACATAAAATACTTCATTAGAAGTACTAAAATAGTTGATGGAGAAAAGGTATTATACACAGAAACATGGACTTGGACAAATGATACATATCAGGTTGATGCAGATGGGGATAGTACGAAAGGAACAAACGAGATTGGTATTATACCAGTAATTCCAATATATGGTGCTTTAAACGACTCAGAAGGGCTTATACCACAATCAGACATATATGCAATAGCCCGTACAAATTACGCCATATACAACGCATGCAGCGAACTTAGAGAACGTAATAGAAATCAGGCGTTTAGTTTACTTACCTATCCGGTTAGTGAAGAGGATGATTTTGCATCTGCAAAAAGTATCGCCGTTGGTACAACAGATCTGTTAGCATATAAAGCTGGAACACAGAAACCAGAATTTATATCACCAGATGCGGCCCCGTCAAAGATGTTGTCAGACGAGATAACTTGGATGGTACAAGAAATATACAGAATGGCAAGTTTGCAGTTGGTTACAGGCGTTCAAACACAGGAAAGTGGAATAGCAAAAGAATGGGACAATGCAAATTTATTCCAAACGATTGCAGAGTTTGCACAGAATCTTGAGAGTGTTGAACAGATAGTTGCAAATATATTTGGTTTATACGTGAGCGAAAATTTAGATGCAACAAATGTAACAGTAACATATAACAGTCAATTTGGTATTGTGGATTCGATTGATTCATTAAACGTTGCAACACAGGGATTGGCATTAAACATATGCCCTTCATACAATATTGAGTTGAAGAAAAAAGTAATTAGGGATACATTAAAGGATCAAGACGATAATGTAATTAATGCAACGATAGCAAATCTTATGGCCGACAGTACGGCACAAGATCCAATAGAAACTAAGCCAACGGTGCTGTCAACATCAGCTTAAGATAAGGTGTGATTATTATGGAAAATGTTTTAAAATTGATACAGAAGTTTAATAATGATTATAGTAAAGATTCAAAAAAATTTACTAAAAGTATTATTTTATTGGTGTCTAAGGGTAATAGTATTAAAAGTGCAATTAAGTTGGCACTAAAAGATTATAATTTCAACAAAGTTATTACGGATGATCTGATAGATAGTATTTTATCAGCTATAAATAAAATACGCGATAAAAAATCAGATACTATTAGAAATGATATATTGAATAAGCCATGGGTAAAAGGTTCAAGTAGTTTACAAAAAAGAGTTAATATACTTGAATCTAATTTATCAAATACAGTAGAAGATGTTGTATTAGCGGGTAAATTATTAGTATCAAATATAATAACAATCGCAAATAAAAATGTAGATTCGTTATCGGTTGTAAATGAGATATCCAGTAAAATGAAACTATTATATCAAGATATGGATACTTCCAATGATAAAACATATAATAATATAATTGATCAGTTACAGGATATGCAAATAAAAATAAGGCAAAATAGAATTACAGATGATGACAATTCAAAGTTAAAAGATTTGTTGGCTATTTTATTAGCATCCATAACGCCATACCTTATAAATAAAGCTATTGATATTAACGTAAGAAGCCAATACAGGGCGTTAAATAATACCGAGGTTGCAAGAGCAGCCTATGAGAGTATGTTATATAATGATAAAGATGATGATAATATATTTGGATATAGATGGAAGTTATCATCAATCCATAATAGATTTCCATTTGATATTTGCGATGTAAATGCGGGGGCTGATATTGGATATGGAAAAGGTATTTATCCAAAGAATAAAATACCAAGATATCCGGCTCATCCACATTGCATGTGTAGTTTAGAAAAAGTTCTTAAAGAAGATGTAAATACAAATAAAAAATTAAATGTAAAAGGTGTAAATAATTATATTAATTCACTGAGTGAGACAGATAGAGCAAAGTTGTTTACAATGGATAATTTATCCAAGTACTTAAAAACAGGAGATTGGGAAAAAACATTAAGCAACTGGAACTATTACGAAGATCCAATAATAAGATAAAATAAAAAAATATTTTAAAAAAGTATTGACAAATTACCAAAAGTATGGTATAATAAGATAAGGACAAAATTTAGTTGTATATAAAATTAATAGGAGGATATATAGATTGGATATTGAGGCTTTAATAAAATTACTTGGGTTAGACGAAACGCAAGCGGCAAAGTTTAGAGAAACATATAAAAAATATGATGATACGGTACAAACAAAAATTAAACAGTCACAGGACAACTTAAAAATAGAAAAGGGTAAAGTAGTTGCCAGTACAAAAGAACTTAAAGAATTTAAAGAAAAAGTAGAAGTTATAACGGATGCATTTAATATTGACTTGGATGCGGAAGATATTGACAAAGCAGTTGCAGATGCAAAGGAAGAAATTGGTAAAACTGGTGGGAGCGTAACACCAGAAGAAGTTAAAGAGATGCAGAGAGAATTGACTAAGACACTTCGAGATAATAAGAAATTAAAAGAAAAATTCGAAGAAACAAGTAAAACTCTCATCGCAGAAAAAGGTAAAAGACAGGATCAGTTAAAACGTTCCGAAATTAAAAAAGCCCTTATAAAAGAAGGGGTTATAAAATCAGATCAAATGGTTGATTTATTTATACATAAAGCTAAATTTGATGATAATGGTGAAAAATTATTCATTACAGATAAAGATGGTACTGAATTAACCGTTTCTGATTTTATTGCTGATTGGGCAAAGGAAAGCCCGGAATTAGTTGATGCAAAGCTAAAAGGGGGTGCTGGTAGTGGTGCAGGAAGTGAAAAAGCACCAAAAGAAAAAACAATGGAAGATAAATTACTAGCAGATATTGTTGCCAGTAAAAAAGCGTCAAAAGGTAATACTGATGCTCTAAAGAATTTTTTTAATTAATAAGGGGGAAAATAATTAATGACAATGGATTTTAAGCAAACTGAACGACATTATGAAGGATTTGAAGA